GCTTATACCTCCGTGCTGTTCCAGACGGTATTCCAGTCGGTGCCGTCGAAGATCAGAGAGCCGACGATCGTCTTTGTTTCGGCATCCTTCAACAGAATGCTGCTGCCCGGTCCGCACTCGTCAGCTGTTGGGTATATAGATTTATCATCTGTTGTATGAAAGAAATACTGCTTTGTGTTGCCTCCGGTGGTTACGCCGTATTGTTTCTTTGGCATAATAGTACCCCCTCAAATAAAATACCGCCCGGAGGCGGTTATTGGTTGTCGGCGTCAAGCAGCGCTTGAACCTCGGCGCGCCAGCGAGGCGGAACCATCTGAATCGTGCGCAGCCCGGCCTGAATGAGATCATAGTATAACTTCACCATGTTATGTTCCTCCGTTCATGGCGGCCATTGCTTCCGCCAACTCGGCAATAGCCAGCTTGATTTCAAGAATAGGATCCATCTGCGGCGCCGGCTGTGCAGACTCGCAAGCCGCACGAGCTTCGGGGTTGTCCTCGATACCGACAATTTGTCCATCGTCCAGCGAGATAGTCACGAAGGGCTTGTACAGCTCCCATGCAGAGATGAGATTATCGGGTACAATAGCCCAACCTTCAGGAAGGACTGATATATTGCTGGTCTGGTTTTTATGAGCTCCGTTGCTGTCTGGTGTCAGTTTAACAATTGTCATATACTCTCCTTATCCGATGGCCACCCAATAAAAAGTACTTCCATTTATATTCATCTGATCTGACACAGAACTGTTGTGATACCAGCTTGTCGTAGACCCCCATGATATAACGCACTCATGGCCGCTGGAAGCCTCCGCAACAGGTTGAAGCGACGGTATGGGATTGATTGCTATTTTTTTCCCGCCACCGCTATATAGTTCCCACATGACAATAAAAAGCTTCGGTGTAAAACCGATTATCGCAGAACACGGGTTACCCGCGCCGTAGCTACCTGTGCCTACATATGAACCTGTTACTATTCGTGATCTGTTGGATATCAAATTTTGTACAAAAGCGGTTGTTGCGACGCTCGTATCATTATCGCCGCTGTCGGGCGTCGGCGCTGTCGGGTTCCCGGTAAAGGCCGGCGAAGCAAGCGGCGCTTTCGCAGCCAACGCGTTAACCATCGTTGTGGCGAAGTTCGGATCGTCTCCAAGGGCTGCCGCCAGCTCATTAAGAGTGTCGAGCGCGCCCGGTGCCGAATCAAGCAGCGCCGCGATGGCCGCCATCACATAAGCCGTTGTAGCAAGCCGGGTGCTGTTATTCCCAGGCGATTGCGTGGGCGCCGTCGGATTGCCGGTTAGTGCCGGAGATGCAAGCGGTGCTTTTACTGCGAACAATGCCGCATGCGCGGCAGCATCCGCAGCGTGACCAGATACCGCCGCTGCCGGCGCATCTCCCGCCGCCACGTCACCCGCTCCGGTACCGATGTTTTTAAACGCCGCGCCCCCGAGATCGGCAAGCCACTTCATGATTTTCCCGAATAGCACCGAGTGTTTTTCTCCGGTGGCGATGCTCGTCCTGGTTGCCGCCTGCGTGAAAGCGGCCGTCACGTCTGAGCCATCGCCTGTTTTATCCAGTTTAGCAAAGAGCGCGGCGTCGATCTTGGTGTTATCTTCGACAAAATCAAGCCGTTTCGGATATTCGTTTTCCTGCCATTGATTGAGGTCATAATGATCGGTTCTGTTTACGGCCGGCATGTTATCACTCCCTGTAAATTTCAAAATCAGCCCAGGGCATATTCAACGCGTCCCAGACGGCCCAGGTCTTGTTATAGGTATCGAATTCGTCCCAGGTCATGAAGATAAAGACGTAGACATAGGCCAGGTGCGCCGGCTTTATGTCATTGAGCGCTGCGGTCAGGTCGTCAATGTTCGGCGGGATACCGATGGTACCGACAAACTTGATGTCAAACGCGAATTCCTCCGGCGGATGCTCGATGACATCGACCAGGCCATTGGAAAAGCTCTCCGCAACCGCTTTGACCATATCCTTGGTCGTTGTACCCGCGCCGCGCAGCTTGCTCAGGATCCTGGTGCGTCGGAATTCTTCACTTTTCGTCGCATCGGTTGGCAAACCAAGCTGCTGTTCCCACAAGGCAAGCCCCCAGCCTGCCGTATGGACGTTCAGCTGCAGGAGCAGCGCATCCCTGTCGGCTTTCAACCTGTCAATCCAGTAATCGAAAGCCTCCTGCAGCTTTTCAACAGGCGTGACGCCCTTATAAAACTCCGGGAGCAGATCGACAAGCGGCATCAGCTGATCACCACCGTTCCCCGGACCGGCACCTCATCGTCGTCCACGGATACATTGACCGTCCCGCCGTTGACCGTCAGTGAGACGATATCGGTCACGCCCCGGACAGCCATCAGGAGATAGGCAATCTTATAGTAAGCAATGACAGGTGTCTCCGAAGCGCCTTCGTCCTTCAGATACGCATCCAGTGCAGTTTCAAACGCCGTTTTGACATCCGCGAGGGTTGTCCCTTCAATATCGACATTGGCCGTCACATCGATATCAAGGCCAACGGCGCTCAGGACGGTTACTGTCGGCCCGATGGGCCGCGCCGTTTCAATAGCCGCGGCGCAGGCCGTAGCAACGGAAGATTCTACCGGTCCGCCGTCGGCGCCCATGAGCAGGACCTTCACGGTACCGGGCCCGTCCCATATCGGAACAACCTTCGCGCCTCCGACGCCTTCAACGGCCATCGCCCATTGACGGTAATCCGCGGCGTTGCCGGAGGTACCCCGATTCTTTAGAAAGTCGGCTAAACGGCGTACCAGCGCCGTATCTGTTTCGGCATCCGTGCCGTTCGCCGCCGCCAGGTTTGAAAAGCTGGCCAACCCGCTCAGGCTGTTCAGCTGAATCGCAATCGCACCGGCGTCCACATTGTACTGCGCCCCGATCTCCACGGCCGTCGCCGTCACGCTGGCCGTGCCGCCGGTGACAGTGACTGCTTCGTTCGTCTCATACTGCAGGCCCGTTGCCGTCAGGAATACCTTACCCGCCGGTATCACCGTGCCGTCCGTGCCGGTGAAATTCATGGTGACTGTCGCCTTCGCGCCGGGTTTACGCGTGATGCCGTACTCGGCGGTCCTTTTGTCAATAAACTCCCCGCTCGTTTCGTCAACAAACGCAATCGGCACCACCGCGTCCAGCGACTGATACACCTTGGCGATCTCCAAAGCGGCGGCACTGATCATATCGCGGACAAAGCTGCCCTCCCGGGTATCAATATCGGCGCTGACCCGGCTGATAATATCGGCCTTGACATATTCGGGCGTAATCCCTTCAAACACTGACAGGCACCTCCCCATAAACAGTTTTCAGCTTGCCGGAGACAGAAAGACAGCCGTCGTTAAAAAGGACGCTGACGTCAACAACATCCTTGATGTAAGGATTGACGATCAGGCACTCCCGAATCAGGCGGGCAGCCTCCGCTCTCTTTAACTCCTCAGTGAACGGCTTTCCGATCAGCAGGACAGCATCGTTGCCGTAATACCAGGAATAGATTTCATACCGAAGCCGCGGCGTCTGAAGGGCCTTCCACGCCCACACAGCAACCGCTTCCGCGCCCTCGACGAGCACAGGCACGCCGTTGACCGTGACCGGCACCCCACCGGCATCATAAGGGATGCCGTTCAGAAATACCGGTTTGTTGTTCGTGAAGTCCCACTTGATTTCCTTATAAAGCGGCAACGCCGTGTCCACGGCGGCAGTCTGCGGCTGAATTATCGGAAACAAACTCACACGCTCACCACCTTGCATAAAACATAAAACATTTGGACGTCCGTCGTCAGCAGCAGAACGATATCGCCGACGGCCAACGCCGGCGTAAGCGCCGCCGTGCCGGACAGGGTCCCGTCCGTGACTGCCACGGCCGGCATGCCGGAAAGCGAACCGGACAAGCCCGACAGGGTAACTGCACCCTCATGCTGCAGCAACGCGGCGTTCACCATCAGCTCCGGGCCCGACAGCTCAACGCCTTCAACATAGATCGAAAGCGGCGACAGGCTCCGGACAGTACCGGGATACATCAATAATTGAGCGCCGCTGACGCTCATCATCCTGGCCAGGGTGGAATACGGGTTATCTTCCACGGGGCATCCTCCTTGTGTTGTCATGAAACGAGGTCGCCGACCTCCTGCTCATCCATGATGCGCTCGAAGTTGACGATTAGCTTATTAAAATACAATCCGTTTTTCCAGGTATGAACGTCGCTGTCGATATAAAAAAGACCGTACAGCCCCGTGTACGGTTCCTCGACAATGACGGCGTTGCCTGTGATGCATCGGGCGTCACCCAGGTTATTCAGTGTGATCTTCTGGCTCTCTCCGTTGTCCGCCAGCAGCTTATTCGCCTCTGCCAAAACATCTCTGCCGGCAGCCTGTTTAAGCTGCCGCTGCAGCAGCCTGTATTGCTTGATGAAGGTCTCATTCTTCACGGTTTTGAGGACTTGGCCGGTGCTGTCAACAATCTGCACCTGGTTCACCATGTCCAGGACGCTCTCCGTCGTGGACGCGGATATGAGGTTTGATCCGCCTTTAATGATCACCGTGTCGCTGTTGACGCCCTTTTTCACAACGCACAGGCTGTCGCCTTCAAAACGGACCTGATAATACTCTCCGTTTTGCTGGGACGCCAGCGTGTAAGCCGTCTGTATAATTTGATACAAACTACTGGCAATAAATATCCGGCTGACCTGCACCCCGGTTTCGGCGATGGGGCCAATCTTGATATCGAAGTCAGCACAGACGCGCCGGGTAATAGCCTCCGGCGTCATGTTGACAAATTTATAGGACGCTTCATTTTTCTTTACATAAAAACCCCTGTCGTAACAGGCAACATCAATGATGCTGCTTTCGGTGCTCTTCGTCCGTGACAGGATGTAGCCGTCAAACCGTGTAAGGCTGTCTTCCGCCAGCAGGACGCCGCTGCCGTTCGGGCACGGGATAACCGGAATGTATTTGTCCGTCGACGACGACAGAAGGCCGAAATCAAGCGTTCGGGCACACTGCTTGTAGTCACCGCTCCAGGTTGTCGTCTGCACCAGCTGAGTGGCGTCGACAGTCCCGTCTGCCGTCGTGATGCTGGTTTTAATGGCCATCACATCACCCCGCGTTTTTGTATACAGAATATTTCTCGATATACACGGCTGATCGATTTTTAATAAGGCCCGGTTCCGTAAAGGAGCACGTGACCCTGGTGCCTTTGAGCGTTTCAATGTCCGGCAGCGTCAGGACCTGCCCGGTCCGGATAAGGTTTGCGTTCGTGAGCTTGTTGTAGCTGGCCAGCTGCGGATACAGCGACGGTTCGCCGTAGAACCGCCGGCAGATCGCCGAAAGCGTATCACCGGCGACAACCGTATAAGTATTGGCCGCAGCGGCGGCAGTCGCTGTCGTTGTCGTTGTTCTGCTGCTGCTCTCGGTGGCCGAGGTGGTGACTACCGTCAGTTCACGGTACCCGCGCAGAGATAAACCGGCATAGACATCCCCGGTGCCGTCCTGTTCCCCGTATTCGATTTCCTCCAGCAGCACAGGAATATTCACCGAGGTGTCTGAAATGATGAAACGCAGCGCGGTTTTCGCTTCAATCCAAGCTCGGAACTGCTGGACATAACTGTAAGGGTCCGCTGTGTTTGCCTCGGGCTGCACAAAAGGATAAGCGTGCGCCGGGAACATGCAGTCGATCCGGAGGGCCGGCAGTGTACCGTATCCCGCAATATTCACGTCACCGAGCTCGTGAATATTAACTGTTTCGATTTTGTTCCCATATGGTACCCTGAAGCTGTCAGGCGTCACAGGAATAACCAGCTCTGTGGCACCGTCCGTAAATATAAACTTCACCGAGATCCTCCTATTCTACAGATAATGCCATCGCCCGGGATATTTCTTTGGCCAGCTTCTGCGCAACCTTGTCTACATCAGCCTCTTCCCTGATGGCGAAAGAATTGCCGCTGACTTTTACGGTCACCCCGGACCCGTAGCCCCTGTTCTCACTGGCCGTCAATACCCGCTCGCCCTCATGGAGAATCGCCGGGAAATTGTCATAGGGGACGTAGGGCATGCCATAAGCGTATGCCGGCATTGTAAATGTGCCTTTAAACCCGCCTTCGGCACCATTCACAAATGTTGACGCATACATATCATCGACGGCCTTAACCATGCCCTTGGAAAACTGAACGCCCATTTCATAACCGAAGCTGTAGTAAGCGTCATTGACGCTCGCATTGTTTCTCAACTCCTCAACGAGAGATAATTGCGAATCCTGGTATATTTGGCCCAGTTCGCTAGAGTTATAGAAGCTTTGCGCCATGGCCTCTGCCAGAGCTTTCACCTCAATGAGATCAGCCTGAGCGGCGGCTGCTGCCGATGTGTTTCCGCTTTTCTCTGCTTCATAAAGCGCCGTCTGTGCTAGTTTATATTTCGTAATGAGCCCTTGCACTTGGTCACGATCCGTTGAATCAGTAATGCTGTCCACAACCCGACCCGAAAGTAATGAGGAAATGACGTCTCTTTTCAAACGGGCCTGTTCGCCTTCCAGCGCTGCTTGATATTGCCCCATTTCATAATTCCACATTTCCAGCGCTGTAGCATTGTCCTCCATCCATGCAGTCTGTTCCTCAAGTTCAATGATCTTTGTATCGTTATAGCCCTCGCCCATGGCATTGTTGAGATTCGCCTGGGCATCCGCCAGCGTGCTGGTTAACCCGCCGAAGGTCTCCGCCTGCTTTGCCATATTTCCGGTATACGTGTCGCCCATATATTGAGCAATGGCCTGCGCAGCTTCCCCGCCGGGAATCAGGCCCTTGGAAACCATCTCCTGTATCTGCTCATTGGTTTTCCCCGCGGCCTCCGGCATTTTGGCAATTGCCTTATAGACATCGATGCCGCGCTCCAGCAGCGGATTCAGGTATTCCATGGTCGTCTTGCCGGTGGTCCGCATGCGGCCCAGATAGGATGCCATATAGGCCATATCCTCGCCGCCCAGCCCGAGCGCGGAGCCAGCGTCGCCAATGCTGGTCAGCAGTGGCAGGATTTCCTTTTGCTGATACCCGTAAGCCAGCAGAGTCTTGCTGATATTCGCCAGTTCATCATAGGAAAACGGCGTTTTCGAAGCGAACGCCGTCATTTCTCCGAGGTAAGACCGCGCCGCGTCCTCCCCGCCAAGCAACGTCGCGAATGCAATCATCTTCTGCTCACGATTGGCCGCAATCCCGGTTCCGCTCTCCAGCGCGTCCTTCTGCGCCTGGATAACGGTGTCGTACTGTGCTTTGTAATATTCCTTGAAGCCTTCATCCTGTTTCTCAAAGACCTTGACCGCCCCCTGCACCAGACCGACGACAGTGCCCAGCGCTGCGCCGACAGCAGTACCGATGCCAGGTGCGATGGCCGAACCGATAGCCGCACCCATGCCTGCGCCGGAAAGCGCGCTGCCAAAGTAGGTGCCAACTTCATTACCATAAGCGCTGCCGATATAAGTATTGGCAATTTGACTGGCCACATTTCCAAGATAAGAGGACGCGCCAGATACGGCAAGTTTGCTCAGAAAGCTGCTGGAACCACCCCCACCGCCGCCACCCGCCCGGTTATCCGCCTTACTGATGGCACTCGTCATGTTGAGGATGTCTTTTTCTGCTTGCTTTGCGTTTTTAGAAAGAAGCTCAAGGTTCCTTCTGGCGTTCTCATAATCGGCATTTGCCACCATCAGCGCCATTTTGTCGGCTGCTGACCCTGTCTTTTTAAACTGCTCTTCAGCCTCTTTCAAAGCCGCCTTTGCCTTTAAGGTGTCTATTTTGAGCGTGACCTTATTTTTGTTGAGCGCATCTAGCTTTGACTGAACACCGGTCAGGTCCGTCCGAAAGGCTTGCGTGCTGTTCCTCATAGAGGTAATAGCGCTGCTGAAATTGTCACGCGCGGTGATAGAAATACTGACCGATTTCGCCATAATGTACCACCTCTATATAACTTCATAGAAAAACCCCGCCTTCCGGCGGGGTTTTGATGCTGTTACTTCCCTAATGATTCAAATATACAATGAAAATGGCCAGCCCTATTAAACTGCAGATAATACTAGCCGCAGCGTAACGCATTGAGCGTTGCCGCGCAAGCTGTACGCTTGTATCTGTGTACTTAATATGCCAGGAAGCCCATTTAAAAGCTGTGATAAAGGCCGTGACAAGCAATATGACAAACAATACCAGCATGACTTCCTCCAGTATGGTATGATGTTTATTTTTTCGAAGCCAAAAGCAGATGGATGCCTTTTCTGATAGCCTCGCCTTTCGTTATGCCGTTTTTTTCACAGTACGCCTTGAGCTTAAACTCTGTTTCGGCATCAAGTCGAATGCTGTATTTAATCTCTTTGGCATTCTCCACCTTTGGCCTGCCTGTTCGTGGGCTCATCATATCACCTACTTATTGCCACACATAAAGTATATTATATGTGTGGCAATAAGTCAAGAGGCTAATTAGGCGTCTTTTTGCATTAGAAAAGATCTTATCGCCGCCTGACCTGAATATCCCGTTTATTATATCGGGCGCCGCGCGGACCCGGCGTGTTTTTTCTGATTTGCATGTGCTTTTCAAAAAAGGCACGTATTACAACCTTTTCGCCCTCCGGCAGATTGTAATACATGCCCGGCAGGATGCTGTGCTCGATAAAAAGATAGTACAGCAGCTGTGTCTCATAATCCTCGTCTAGTTTTTTTTTATCTCCTCCAGCACCGTCACCCGGTACCCGGAGAGCTGCTCGATGGTTTTGGAGATCGTCTCAATTTCGCCGGGCAGCAGGAGCTTTTTGACAAGCTCCGCCGGCGTCCCGGCGCCGTATTTTTCAAGCAGCGCCTTGTCCTTGAGGTTCGGTTCAACAACGCCGGCCAGCAGGATGTGAACCGGCAAATCCTCCGTGATGCTGGTGCTGATGTCGTATGCCTTGCTGTAGGGCATAGCCTTCAGCTTGAAAACCACCGGCTCCCCACACAACTGGCTGAGGCGCTTGACCTTGTATTCCTTTTCCGGCAGCTTTGCCACAGCTGCCGGGTCGGCTTTCAGCAGGAGGTCCAGAACATTCTCCATTACTGCACCTCAATGTCATCCAGGAAATCGTAATCGGTGAAGGTGAACGGACATTCGACCTTGCCGTTGACGGCGGCTTCCCAGTCAGCCAGTGTCAGGTCGTCGAAGGATACGCCGGTCAGCTGCACCCGCTCGGCGCCGTAGGCATCCGGGTCGGCCAGCTTTGAGATAACCGTGAAGCGCGGATCTCTTCCGGCCTTGACCTGCGCGCCGATCAGCCGCGCCATGCGGCTGGATACCTTATGCAGACCGAGAGAGCCTGTGTATTTGATGGATGTGATCTTCGAATCCTCAGCCATGCGGCGGCAGATGTTAATGGTCTGCTTGTTGAAGCTGCCCTTTGCCTGGCACTTGAAGGCTTCGCCGACGTATTCGCCGTCCAGCCAGATTTCGCCGTGGGTGCCGTTAATGACTCTTTTTGCGCTGTCCATGGTCCAGCCTCCTTAAATCGTGATGTCGAGATCAATATCCTCGATGGCATCGAGAATCTTGATTGTTGTCCTGAAGAATACCTGGTCGCCGGTGTTGGCTTCCTTGATCTCCTGGTCCGTCATGGCGGCGGTGTCAATGCCCTGATCCTGCAGATAGCTTTCCTGCGCCGCCAGGTCGATCTCGACAACGCTGGCGCCGCTTTGGAGAATCCCGGCTGTCTCCAGCCCCGACAGATAGCTTTTGATCGCCGAAATGAGCAGGCACTTGTTGTCGTAGCTGTTGGCGTATTTGCCGATGTAGCTGTCCTCGGCGGTTGCGCGGATATCTTTCCGGATCATGTCGATCGCTTCGACGATCTTGATTTTCTGGAATGCTTCACCCTTGTCGGCTGTCAGTGTGGTCAGGCTGTTGACACCGCGTCCGACCTTGACCTTGATCCCGTCATGGAAGATGATAAACTTGCCGGCTTCGACAGCGGTATCCATGTCATCCTTCGACAGCCGGGTGACGTTGGACACCTCCGGCAGCGGCGCATAGGTGCTGGAGATGGTCATGGGCGTGCCGGCCAGCAGTCCGGCGATCCTGGAGCAGTACTGGGGCGTGGTGAAGGTCGTGCTGCCGACAACAATGCCGTCTGTGGTGAAATTGATAACGCCTTCAGAATCGGCGACGTAATCCGGCAGCACCGCCTTCGGCGTGAAGCCGTCTGCCCGCATGGCGGCGATCCAGGTGGCGATCTCCAGCGCGTCGTCGGCGTCCGTCTCCGGCGGACCGACAAGGTAATCGAGCTCCGAAACAAGCGTCTCAAAATGATCCAGCGCAGCGCTCAGGTTGGCCGCTGCAGCCGCAAGAACGTAAACGAGCACCTTCTTCGGCGGGTAAACGTAGCCGAGGAATGCCCGGGAAATGTAGCCCTGATTGGCAGCGCTCAGCGTACCGGGGATATCTGTCGCTTTTGTCAGCGCATGGGCGCCGTTGGCTGCAGAATCCTTGAGGATGATGGCCACCGTACCCTTCTGGGAGCGCTGAACGGCGCTGGCGGCAGCCGAGGAAAACGCGATGTTGATGCTCGGGAGTTTCATATGCTAACCCTCCTGTTTGATGATTGTGTTGACGGCTGCGGCGACCGGCGGAGCCACCGCCGTCATAACGCGGTCATCGTAAAATTTCAAATGGATGTCGACAACCGCATCGGAAAACCCCGTGCCGCCCTTGATCTTTTCGATTCTGAGCTTTCTGTCGCCGACAACAAGGTACCCGGATGTAAACGCGCTCAGCATCTTATCCTTGGCCGTATTCAAATCGTTGATGTCTGTCTGATTCCGTTCGTCAACGGTTCCGAAATAGGTCAGTGTCAGATAGACGTTACGGGAGACCGTCTTACAACTGACGTCCATCATATCGTCATCCTGGCATTCAATAAGCGCCGCCGGACGTTCGAAATCCTTCGGGCAAGCGTTGATATGCACCTGCTGAAGCTCCGGCAAAACCGCCACCACCAGAACGTTGGCGGCATCAATGATGTCGTTGAGTGTAACCATCGGTACCCGCTCCTGTTCTATCGTTCGAACATGTCGGCCACGCTGTCAACATACCGCTCGGCTGCGGCCAGCGCGACAGGCTCCGCGTTGTTCCGGGCCGCTTCATAAAAGCCGTACCCGTCAACATAAGGCTTTTTTGCCCGTCCCTTCCGCCGGCGCTTCGCGGTGCCGGACGGCTTGCGGATTTTATGCCCGTTTTCCAGGTAATTGGTAATCGCACCGGGGCTGTTGCTGCTGCCCTTCGACCCTGTGCCCTGTACAGCTCGAACCGCGGCATACCCGCCGCCGGAGCCGACAAAATGCTCCTGATAACCCTTGATGCGTCCCCGGGTGTCCCGGACGCCGGTCGAAGTGATGTTATCCCTGACCTCAGCCAGTACGGCCGTGCCAATCTCCTCATGCATGCGGCGACGGGCGCCGGGTATTTCCCGCAGGATATGCTCAAAATCATGTTCGAGGTCGCGCAGACCGTTCAGTTCAACCGATTGCATCAGATGTCCGCCTCCCGCCTGATCTCATACTCATTCCGGTGCGCCTCCAGCGTCTGCGTCAGCACGACGGTGTAAGGTGCGCCTCCCACCGTCACAAGCTCCCCGGCCTTCAGCTCGATCACCTTTGGCGTCACGAGCACAAAGCTGGATTCCTCCACGGCCGTCGGCAGTTCCTGCGTCTGGCCCTGGAAGCGTTCTGTCAGACAGCCGGGGAACTCCAGTGTTGACGAAACGGTACGAACGGGGCGTTTCAGCTCGTCCACCTCGGTTTTTTCCCGGGTGACAGAGCAGACCGTCGGTTCAATGAGCGCCGCCGTGATTTCCATCCAGCCCCGCGCCTTGGTTGCGTCGATATCGGTGATAAAACAGTGCTGCCCGTTCCACCGGATGGCGTTGAGCAGCGTTAAAGCGCGGGCGCGCACCGTAAACCGGACAGCACGCCGGCCGACGCCCATGGTGGAGAACACGCTGATCCGGTCCGTGCGTTCAGCCTGCGCCCATGCCGCAGATGACGCCGTCCACGCGTACCTGGAGCCGGACAACCCGAGTGACAAAATGTCAACCTTGTCCGTCAGGCTATAAGCCGTCGTAGTCGCCGGCATGCATCTTCCCCTCCTTGACCTTGGCGTCGAGTTGCGCCACCTTCATGGTGTAAGACGACGGCAGCGGAACGCCGTCATACAAACTGACAAGGAGCAGCATGGCGGCAATCTTCGAGGTCGGGTCAACCGGGTCGTCGGCGGTCCAGTCCCGCCCGGTTTCTGTTTTAAGGGCGTCATCAACGCCGGCCAGCAGCATTTCCAGCGTCGGGCATTCGTCTGTGCTTGTCATCCGCAGCACACCGAGCGCCTCCGCCTCTGTTAAAACATGCAGCGCCATGCTGTCACCTCTCCTTATACCAACAGGTAAATGTCGACGTCCTTGCCGTTCAGTGCGCTGTTCAGATCAATGGTGTTGCTTTCAATGGCCGTCGCCGAAACAGCGACCGTCGGCGCCGTACCTTCCCGCGCGTTATCCAGGCAAGCGAAAAGCACTGTGTTGTGCGGCAGGAGATACGGCAAGCCAAGGATATCGCTGAAGCCGATGGAAACGGTGTCATACGCCACGCCTGCTGTAGTGTTCGCAGAGCTCGCGGCAGTCGTCAGTCCGGCGCAGGTACCGTTATCGATGGAAACGTTCAGGTCCGCGATATTCGCCGCTGCCGTGAGACGCGTCAGAAGTACCAGGGCGCCGGTGCCGCCAACCGAAAACAGCGCTGTCACTGCGGCGTCCGCGGCAAGCGCCGTCCGGATCTTGCCGGCGACTGCAGCCGCATTGTCGTTCAAGGCCACCGCAACAGGGATTGTTTTCGGAGAACCCGTCATGCCGGTACATGTGACAACCACAGTAGCGTTGCCGGCCGTCGAAATCGTCCCAACGACAGTAGCGGTTTCCACCTGGGCGGCGTGGGCGTGGCTTTCTGCCGGCAGCTCGATAGAGGTGACGGCCTTGAAGGCCTTCGCACCGTCCGCGGCGCTGGCGCCATTCAGCGCGATGGTTTCGGAGATTGCTTCACCCTTGTAGTTGGTTCCGCTGATAACGACGTTCTCGGCAACACCGGCGGCGTTCCCCTTGATGCGAATACCGCGCGGCGTGCCGGGATTCGTGATGCCGGTCGCGACCGTCTGAGCCTCCAAGCCCAGATTCACCGCAGCGTGCACGGCCGTGTTGCTTGCCGCCGGCGCGTTCGCACCGAGTATTTTCATATGGGCATCGAAAGCCCGGTCAACGAAAACACCATCCACGTCGGTTTGAATCTTCTGGCCCATTTTGTGGTTAAAAGGAAACATATTCTTACTCCTCTCTAATCGCTTAAAAACACGAATTAGAAGAATAGGCCCCGGTTACCCGAGGCCTTGCCCATAAACAGTTGATCAGGCGCCCTTCTTGACGATGACGACGCCGTAGGGGTCGATCAGCTTCCCGTCGGCAATCAGGATGGCCTTGTCAACCCATTCGTTGGTGTCATGGTCGAAGTAGCGGAACATCATCATTTGCATGTTGCTGTTGAAGCCGTAGTTGCTCAGGTTGCAGTAGATGGCGACGACATCGCCGACATTGGCGTCGTCGTACGGCGCGATGATATCGTCCTCAACCTGGATGACTTCCTTACCGCCGAAGCGCTCCTGGGGGCCGTCCGTAATGCCGTAGTTGACGCGGCCCACCGGCTGGCCGTTGGCGTCGGTCATGCCATCAATGTACCCCTCGAAGGTGCCCGAGGCCATAAGAAAAGTAGCGCCGGCCTTATAGGCCAGCGGCATCTTTCCGAAGACCTTCTTTTTCCAGGAATCCCAGGCGGCAAACTCGACGGAAGACATGGTGATGATATTCGCCGCAGGGACTCGGGCGTCCTGGGTGATGCCGAGCATCTTGCCGGTGCCGTCCGCGCTGATGACACCGATCTCCACCGCTTTGATCATGGCCTCGACAATGAGGTCCGTGATCACGTTCTCAAAGCCGGGCAGCGACACGGTATCGGCCAGCAGCGAGGTCGAAACCTTGCATTCAAGCCCGTAATAGCTGAAGGTAACGTTGGTGTTCGCCTGGACCTTTTTCTTGTCAGACGTGGCGGCTTCGCCGATCCAGGTCGCCGTCGGCTTCAGGGAGAGGATCGGGATGCTGACGCCGCCTTTAATGTTGAGTTTCCGGAGGCGCTTGTAGACCTGGCCGTAGATACCGATCTTCCGGATGACCTCATTGAGGATCGTCGACGGGATAACAGCCGAAATGTCGCTGGTCTGGGTCATGGCGTCGGCACGCTGCTCCGGGAACAGCGTCTGCGAAACCTCACCCTTTGTGGCGAACTTCATGAACGCCTGCCTGTATTCCAGCGTCGCGTATTTGTCCTCAGGCTCCTCGGACCTGCCTTCGGAACCCTGCGGCTTGCCGCCGCCCATGGAATATGTACCCAGCGGTTTAAAGCCGCCAACCGGAGGCCTGCCCCTGCCTTCGGGTTCGCCGCCATTGTTCCCTTCGGAACCATCAGCTCCGCCGGCGCCGTTCCCGCCGTCACCGGCTTCGGCTGCCGCTTCGGCGGCCTCGGCCTCGGTAATGGCCGCACGGAGCTCTGTAATGTTGGTGTTGACCGCGTCGATGTCTTTCATCAGGCTGCGTACGACGGCGGCGTCGGTGGCCGCGTCAACCTGGCCGCTGAGAGCTGTCTTTCTTGCCTCCATGTCGGAAAGCATTTTCTTCAGTCTTGCAGAAAGCTTCATAAGTATTATCTCTCCTAAATCATTAATTTCGCGCGGGCTTTGAGCTTCATCAGCTCCAGGTCATCGCTGTTCTGTCCGGCGGAACTCTCCAGTTCCGCAGCACGAGCCCTGGCACTCTCCAGTGTCAGCCGGGCGCTCTCCAGCGCCTCTTGGCTCCGGGCAGATATATCAGTCCCGGGATTGGCCGGGAAGGATACGCTTCCTACTTCGTATATCACCGCGATATCTGTGATGGTGCGCTTCGGCATGTCGCTGTCGAGCTTTTCCCATTCCTCACCGCGGACAACAAAAATATACGACATGCCGGACATGTCGCCGCGCTTGATACTGCTGTAAAGGGCCTTGGCTTCCACGTTGTTTTCAGCATCCAGCACCGCCCGGGTATAAAGGCCCTGTTCATCAACGCCGAGCTTCAGCGTCGAGTTGGCGTTATTGTTCCGGCTTCTGGCCAGCGGGATCCTTTTCAGATCGTGGTTAATGCAGAACAGCACATCTGAAAAATCGGTTTTATCAAAAGCGCCCCGGGCGATGACCTCCGTGTAATACCCCATGTCGTATTCCTGTCCGAATACGGCGGCATGTCCTTCCACGACAAAACCTTCATCTGCCGCCCTCAGGTCAGGTATCGCATAGGCCCGGACTTCCCTTGTCCCGACCTTCGGCAGTTCCTTGGTGTTCGGTTTACTCATTTCCGTCCCCTCCATTATTGTTTGTCCCGCCGCCATTGGCTGCGGCTCCGCCGGTGCCGGTGCCTCCGCCGGACGATGAATGTGAATCGATGCCCGCTCTGGCCAGCTGATATCCGTCCCAGATGTCCGCGTTAATGTAGTTCAGGCTGGCCACGCGGACATCGCCGCCTTCGTACGATTCGATGCCGAACAGCTCAAGAATAAAATTGTTGGTGAGCGCCCCGCGGTCACCAACGTTTTTGATAATTTCGATCTTGTTTTTAACGGTCAGCGTCTCAAGCGCAAAATTATAAAACATAATAGCATTCCCGTAGGACCGCTCCGTCTTGGTGCAAAGGACCTTCGAATACGCCTGATTCATGCCAATGATAATGCGCTCCAGCGTCTTATTGTAAAACGCCTGCTGCTCGTCGTCGTTGGCTGTTCCGTTCAGGATCGGCAGCGACACCCCGTACCACCGCAGGATTTTATTCTGGATGAAATCCAGGGTATCCTTGTCCACCATCTTCGGGTCAATTGTGATCGGCTGATAATCCGATTTGTAGTCCCCGGAAATGATACCTGAGCCATCCTCAGCGATCTGCTTCTCCAAGGCCAGCCGCTCGGCTGTCTGCTTTTCATCCTCCATGACGCTGTTGATTTTCAGAATGCCGCGAATCTGCATGCTGGTTTTGATGGCCTTGCCGACGCCCTGCAGCAAGGTGTCGTTGATCTCCAGCGTCTTGAGCAGTGCCGTGTTGTCCGGCTGGCCGTTTTGTCCGCCACCCATCACATCATTAACACTGAATTTTTTACGCAGGTGGATAACCTCGGCATACGGCAGCGTATAATTCTGCCCATTGGCAAAATGCATTTTAACAAACAACCGGCCCGTGGCATCCTCAAGAAAATCCACCTCCGTCGGATTCAACGGGTAAAGCCCCGTATACCGCCGCGTGCTCCTGCCGCTCTGCGAATCAACAACGATTTCATAGGTCGGATAGATAAAAGCGTTATAGTTCAGCAGCAGCGACCATATCTGCTTTTCTATGAAATCCGCAGTCGTCATCAGCTCGTTAGGCGCGCAGGCAAACAGATTATTGAGCGCATCGCCGGCAAGGCGGTCGATCTTACCCTTTGCGTCCCTTCGGATATGGCGCGGCTGCAGCTTGGCAAGCTCGGTAGCAATACAGTCAACACAGGTCTGGACGACATCGGAAGCATAAATACTCCGCCCGAACTGCGAAAACAGCGGCATGGAGTTATCCAAGAATTTTGCATACTGCATCGTCTGGGTCTGATTGCTTTTAAAAAGGCTGTCCAACAGCATTTACATCACCTCCCGCTCGCCTGTTTTTTCGCAATAAAAAAAGCCAGTGCCAAACAGCACAGGCCCGTCATTATGTATCCAGCCGGCTTATATATCAAGAAAACCCCCGCTGATATCAGCCCCATCCCCGCGAATAGAAATACGATATCCATCAAGTATATAAGCTTCCTCAAAACATCACCTTCGTTGTTTTATATGATTAATCCTGTTAATCGCAGTAAATTTTCAATTGTATTGAAGTTGCTATAAATGTACCAATTCAAATTCAAAGCTATATCACAAAGAGCAGTTCATCGGTCAGCTTTTATCGAAATTTATCATTATTTTATTGATGGAGCACCTAATTGGTGTTAATATAATAGGAAATATTAGGTAAGCAAGGTGCTTAAAATGGAAATCAACGATATTTTTAAGTTTGCTCAAAAATCAATAAACAGTACTCCATTAATACTTGTTGGAACCGGCTGTTCAATACCATATGGGATCCCTGGTATGTCGACACTATCAGGGCACTTAATACGGCAATTAAAGCCAAAGTACACTGGTGATGCCATATGGGATACTTTTGAAAGCAACCTCAATCGCGGTCTCGACCTGGAAACAGCATTAACCGGATTAGCATTGTCAGTAGAATTATTAAAGGATATTGCGTGTGAAACATGGAGGCTTATCTCATTAAGTGATTTAGCTCTATTAAGAGATATTCTAATCAATCATCGACAAATAGCATTATCAAGCCTTATCAAGAGGTTTTGTACAGCGCATCCCAAATGCGTTAATATAATAACAACGAATTACGATCGCCTTATTGAATATGCATGTGACATTGCTCAGTGCGACGTAAATACAAAATTCCGCGGTTTATACCTAAAACATTATTCATCTCAAGCATTATGTCAGCATAACGTTGTTAACGTTATAAAAATACACGGGTCATTGGATGTTTTCAAAGATGCTCTCGGCGGAGAATATGCGTTACCTCTACAACATGAAATTCCTGTTGGCATGGTTCCATCAATTATTACTCCAGGTTCTTCAAAGTATGAATCCATACTCAAAGGTACCTCAAGGCAATTGTTATCTGAAGTTGATTCTTTGATAAAGACGGCACCCTCGTATCTCTGTATTGGATATGGATTTAATGATGAGCAGATACAAGAGAACATTATAACGGAAGTAAGAAAGGGGAAGCCAATTACTCTGATAACAAAAGAAATTTCTGCGAAGGCAGCATCATTGTTTGAAAATAATAGTAGCAATTACATAACGATACAAGAGGGTAAATCCCCAGGCACTAGTGAAATAGTTATCAATCGTGATAAGGTTCAAACAGACGGCACATATTGGACTATTGATGGATACTTGTCCATGATTGAATAGGAGGATGGCATGAGCGTTTTTAATTTTGATGCAATGTCAGCAATAGGTAAAGTTCAAAGTGTTGATACTGCTGTTGTTGTTGTGAAGGTTGAACAGACAAAATTGTTATCAAAACTACAAGTAAATCATCTAGTTGCAATACGATCTTCGAAAACAGGACAAACTCTCATTGGAATGGTCGTTAAGATAATGAGAAAATATGGCGATGAAGCTGATATCGCTGAAGGAGAGGAAATTGCAACAACTGATATAGTTAAGGTATCACTTATCGGCACTTTACTTGATCGTGATGGTATAAGGCATGATGTTTTTAAACGGACATTAGAGTCTGTTCCAGAGATCGATTCAGAATGCTTTATATTAGACGGCGAATACTTAACAGGATTCATGGCTGTTATATCGGGAGCTGGTTTTGTAGGAGAAAATCCGCTTCAAATAGGACGATATACACTTAATGAAGCAGCTTTGGCTTGGTTAGATGGAAATAAACTATTCCAACGACATGCCGTTATTGTAGGTAGTACGGGTTCTGGCAAGTCATACACAGTTGCTACAATAATCGAACAAATCGCTTTTCTTAAATCATGTAATGCTATCGTATTTGACATACATGGTGAATATGCACCGTTAACAGGTGAAAGTATTAAGCATTATAAAATAGCAGGACCTTCTGACGAAGCTAGTGATGGAATTATGTTCTTACCTTATTGGCTTCTTAATTATGAAGAAATGCTTTCCTTAATGCTTGATCGAAGCGATAGTAATGCCCCTAACCAAGCGATGCTGTTTAGTCAGGCTGTAATAAATGCGAAACGTGCAAGCCTTATTAGTGCTGGTAAATTAGAAATGGTGGCGTCTTTTACCCTTGATAGTCCCATACCGTATAAACTATCTGAAGTTGTATCTGAGTTATCTACAAAAAATACAGAGATGGTAACAAGTTCAAGAGGAGAAAGACAAGGGGATTACTTTGGAAAATTGTCGAGATTTATTCAAAGGCTTGAAGCAAAGAAATCCGATAAAAGGTTAAATTTTATGTTTTCAAACGATACTCACCTTCTCGAGTATCACTATATGCTTGAGCTTTGTAAAAAACTAATGAATCCGGCGAACAAAGCAGGCGGAGTTAAAGTTATCGATTTTTCGGAAGTACCATCTGATATATTGCCACTAGTTGTATCCTTGATAGCGCGAATTATTTTCAGTGTGCAGCAGTGGGTACAAAAAGAAGTTATAAGTCCTATAGCAATTTTCTGTGATGAAGCGCATCTTTATATACCCGCAAATGCACAACAAGGAGTAGAAATATCGAGCCTTCAAAGTTTTGAACGTATCGCAAAAGAGGGTCGAAAGTATGGTATTGGGCTAATTGTCATATCTCAAAGACCCTCTGAAGTTAACCGAACTGTTCTAAGTCAAAGCAATAACTACATAGCGATGAGATTAACTAATGCTGATGATCAAAACGTTATAAAAAAACTGCTACCCGATAGTATAGGAAATTTTGCGGAGCTCTTACCAATATTGGATGTAGGCGAAGCAATTATAGTAGGTGACGCATCATTATTACCAAGCAGGATTGTTGTAAAAGAACCCACCTGTAAACCAAACAGTGCAACTGTTAAGTTCTGGGATGAATGGCGTAAAGACGATGCTTCCGAAGGTATTGAGGCTGCCCTGGAGGCTCTACGGAAACAATCAAGATAACATCACACTCAACCGTCATCTTCGCGGGGTGGTGTTTCTCAGCAAGCTGCGATTCGTTGATAATACTTGTAAACATTAATAAACATAAGATTGAAGAGAAAAGATAAAGCAAAACAAGAGATCTGCAATCATTCAGTTGCTAGTCTCCTTGAAAACATTGTACTTGATAAATTTTAGCCCCGGTCTCAACATTTGAAACATCGAATAGTCAGATTTGAGGGATACCTGTGTATGGTATTTATGACCACAAAGTATCGAACAAAGGGAAGATATTAATCCCTTCAAAACTCCGCGACGAAATAACGCAAGATAATAGCGGTGACCCACACATCATTTTCCCTGTCGATGAATGCCTTACTGTATTCAATCCCGATCAAGGTAAAAAGCTATTAGGGGTATTAAATGATATTAATCTGTGGGATGATGAAATAGTATATTTGTTGAAAGATTTTCCGATGCATTTAACTTATCCGCATTATAAAGCAACCTCACTCGCCGAGAAATTAATCGAAATAAACAAGATAATTCAACAAGAAATCGATGTCGGATACAAAACGAATCACCCGATAACTGGAAAGGATTTTGAAAAGCTAGTACGCGACATTTTAGCTTTATATGGTTTTTCCGTACAGCTCAATGTGCATATTCTTGGGGCCGAGGTTGATTTGCTGATGACAGCATCGACTAGCGACGGTACCATTCAATATACGATTATTGAATGCAAGAATTACGAAATATCAAACAACAAGGTAGAAATCCGCCAAGTAATGAGCGTTTTTGGTTTAAATGAAGCATTAAAACAAACTGATTCACGTTTCTCACAAACAATGATTATCAACACAACCGGGTTTACAAAAAATTCAGTGGGTTTTGCAAAATTATGCGGAATGAGTCTCTATGATTTCCAAGGCTTTCTGACGTGGATTAAGGGTCATAAAATCGACATGCAGAGGATATTGCCTCCGATATTCAAACCGATCATTTTGAATTCCAGACATGAGATTAAAATACCAAACGAACTGCGACACTTCTTACCTTCCCAAAATGTAACCTTAGTAGGTACTGGCAGCAGTTTTGAAATTTGGGATAAAGAAAAATGGACTGCTGAGGAAAGTAAAGCAATTACTCCTGAGGACCTCACAAGATTGTTTTTGGATTTAGGTATATAGCTGGAACGTAAATATCTAACCATCACCCCATCAAATTTTCTCCGTTTCAACGCATATTACTACTTTTCCATCCCCTTGACAAATTTGTAACTATTTCTATATTATGGGTTTGCAATATTTAGAGGGAGAGATAGAAATGAGATTAAAGCAAGCAAAAGGGTTTATCTTGGGGCTTGTTACGGCAACGATGATCTTTGCATTATCATTTACAGCGCTGGGTGTCTCCACTATAAAAACCTTGAAGGTCGAATACGGAGGCATATCTATTTATGTTGATGGCACAAAGATTAATCCAAAAGATGCAAACGGAAATGCTGTTGAACCTTTCATATATAACGGCACGACTTATCTTCCCGCACGAGCCATTGCCGATGCATTGAATAACGATATTAAATGGGATGAATCAACGAAAACCGTTCATATTACGTCCAAGGTCGGGTCCTCTTCTACGTTTCCTATTGGGGGCTCAAGCATTACCTCGTCTATTTCGTTTCCTCTGCATTTATACTCTAATGACGTAAAAACCTATCTTGGCAAGCTGGTTACAGACGAATACGACTTAGATAGTATTTATAATAAATATGGCGATTATGGTAACGAGTATAACCTCGATTCTATTTGGAACGAGTATGGCACATACGGCAGCGCTTATTCTAATGAAAGTGCCTTTAACAAGTACGCCAACAAACCGCCAAAAATAATCGATAACAAAGGTAAGCTTGTTGGTTACTTAACTGCGAACACCACTATTGACAAAGGGTATACCATCACAGAATTACGCCAGTTCCTAGAAGATAATTACCAATAAACTGTATTCATGCCTAGTTGCCTGCCTTTCCTACTACCCCACCAGCTTCAGATACTCCGTTTTAAACTGCTGATAGACGGCTTCGCAACCGATCATGGTTACGCCGCCGTCTATTTTCTTATCCGGCTTGCCTTGCACCTTGATCGGCATCATCAGCAGGCGCTTGTCGATGTCGAAGGCCAGGTTCTGCAGGCACCAGACATCCATCTCATTGTTGTTGTAGACGATCAGCTTTGCCCGGAGGTCCGCTTCCAGCAGCGACATCGGTTCGGACAGGACCTCACGCTTCTGGGCGACCCGTATCAGGGTGTCGTCCGGGAAGATATCTTCCATTTCCTTGACCCAGTATTTCGCCAGCGCGGTGTCATAACCGATCTTGTACGGCCGGATGCCATACTCCTTAACGCACTTCACAAACCAGGCTGTAACCAGCGCGAAATCATTGTCGTTCCCTGGGCTGACGGTGAGCAGCCCTTTTTCGCGCCACTCTTTATAATCCTTGCCGTCGTCCTTGACCTCCAGCTTAGCTTCAGGGATGAAGTAATGCTGCAGCATATATTTCTTTTTCTCACCCGGCCGCATCACCATCATTCTGGCCGATACCAGGTCGGTGGTCTGGGCCAGGTCGACAAAGCCGATGCCGACGCAGCTGCGCAGGTCCTCCACCTTGAAGGTCTCCTCGTTGGTGATGACCTCAAGTGACAGCCACGCGGCGGCGTTGTTCTGCTTGATGTTGAAATCCTTGGCCAGGACGAATGCTCTGGTCTTCATATTGGTCTTGGATTCCTCCACCATCTGGCGAAGGAATGACCATTTTTTTATGACGCCAAGACCGGGGTTGGACTTAACCCAGCTGCTCTCGTCCTGCCATATTTCCGTCTCGGAATCTTGGGTGTACAGCCAGATGCGCCAGCGCGGCCGCTCCAGTTCACCGGCCAACACCTGCCGGGCCTCCTTCATACGGTCGTCCAGGTATCCGTCGTTGACAAAGCCCTCGGTGGTGATTTCGGCGTACAGCGGCTCGTCCTGGGTGGACAGCGCCTGCCGAATCGGCATGACCGGTCCGTTATCCTTCATCTCGTGGACCTCGTCCACGGAACCCTTGATGATGTTGCGGCCTTCCTTGGCTTTCGTCCGGGAGGACATCTTCCGGATGCTGCCACGGTTCTGCCGGCTGAACTTGCCCTTCTTCTTTTTTTGCTGCGGGTGGCCGAAGAAGATGCCGCGAATATTCTTCCGGGTGACCTTCTCCAGAGAAGGGCTTTCCTCCCGCATGGCGTCCACCGCTTGGAACATGAGGTCGGCTTGGTCGTAGTCGTTGGATGCCAGCAGGATCTTTGCGCCCATCGGCCCGCAGAAGAACTCCGCCAGATCCATAGCCGATTCAAAAGGCGTCTTCCCGTTTTTGCGCCCGACAACCAGCAGGTATTCCTGAATGAGGCGGACCCAGCGGTCAACCTCGGCATCAAAAATATAAAAGGCGTATACCGCTTCGATAAACGCCTTCTGGAACAGCATTAAAATAAACGGCTTTCCCGCGAAGGGCGCCTCATAGTGCTTGCATTTTTCTTCAATGAATTTGATCCGCTTTTGCGGTTCTTTCAGGTCAAATCGAAGATCCGGATTTTCCAGGTCCTGCAGGATGCGGTCAAATTCTTGGTGCAGCTCATGCCCGACCGTGATTTCGCCGCGCCTGCACTTGCCGATGTACTCCAGCAGCCAGGAATGCTGCCACACGGCGCCGAGCACCTCGCAGTAAGCGCCGGTTTTCAGGTCGATCATTATTCAAATTCCTCAAGGTCGTCGTCTTGTTCAAGCAGGTTTTTGCTGAGGATGCTGTTGAGGGCCTTGATGATAACGGCATAAGAATTGGAGTTCTTAAGAAACTGCGTCGCCGCCGGCACCGTCTTCTGCAAGCTGTTATCCTTCGGGTGCACCTTGACGGACCCCGTCTGCCCGATCAGCTGCCGCAGCGCCCAGTTCTCAGAATAAAGGAAAGACGCGTCGGTGATCAGTCCCTCGACAAGCCGCCGCTTCGGTTCCTCGATATCCTTGAATATCTCGGTCAGCTTCGCGTGTTCTGCTTCGAATACGGATTCTTTCGTCACCATTGCCGCCTTCTGCTCGTTTCTGGCCATAATTCCCGCGCCCTTCCAACCGGACCCCTATAAAATTAGGTCTTTCTGATTTTCTGGCCGAATTCAAAATTTTGCCCCGTGTGCTCTTCTTATGACTGCTATGCGGTCTTGGCACACCTCGGTCGAATTCGGACCCGGGGGGCCTATGCGACGTACCGGTCAAACCATTTGTCGATGTAACCGCGATATTCATCCTTCCTATACCGCAGCGCCTCGTTGATTTCAAGCCGCCGCAGGCATTCTTCGCGGCTGACGTCGCAGAAGATCAGCTCTGCATTCAGGTCACTGGCCAGCTGCTCACGCTTAAAACGATCCTCATAACCGCCGATGATCCAGGCGCTGTTCCACTTGCCGTACCTGGTCTTTATATTATCAAGCAGCTTGTCCCGGACGCCCAGCACATTGCTCAGCAGCTCGTTCGGCTTATCAAACTCCGGCTGCAACGACACTGCCGCATATATCTCATCCATATCTACTACCAGATCACCGCGCATCATCCGCTCCCGGACAAACGTGGTCTTGCCGGCCAGCGGTGGACCGTAGACAATATAAATGCCGCGTTCAGCTGTATGGCCGAAGCGGTGATGGATCTCATTATGGCAGTCATAACAGACGATCAGCACGTTTTGCGGATTCAAGCTGATCATCGGATCATTAACGTTTTCCGGTGTCAACTCGGTGATATGATGGCCGATGCAATCCAGCGGATTTGTTATCACCCTGCCGCACTTCTGGCATACCGGACCACGCTCGGCAATAAGTCCAAGCCGAAACCTTATCCAGCGTTCTGACGCCAGGAAGGTCTTAATCAAAGAATACTTTGCCATGGCAACCCCTTACCAATTGTTCTTTTCCGAATCCTTGGTATGCTTGAATTTATCCTTCGCCAGCCTCAGCTTCTCCTCGCCCAGATCAGCATCGCGCTGCCGAAGGTATTGCTTTCCGAGCCATATGGCCATGGCCGCGCTGGTCTCCGAAAGCTTGAATTGATTCCTCCGCAGACTGATTCTGCCCTTGGCTGAGTGCTTTTTATATACACCGCAAAACGTATCGCCATACTCAGCCTTGCACCAGCGCTCTATGGTGTCTTCAGAGCAGCTGAACCACCCGGCGATCTCATCTTTTGTGCATAACATGGCACACAGCTTTTCGAATTCCGTCTTGTTTATCTCTATTCTCGGCCGTGCCATGTTCCACCTCGCTATGAACGCGCCAAAACCGCCTTCTTGCCGGTAAATGCTTCCCAACGGTTTATAATCACATCGACATACCGAGGATCATATTCCATCATGTAGCACAACCGGCCCATCTGTTCACAGGCGATCAGTGTTGAACCACTACCCCCAAAACCGTCGAATACAATGTCTTCCTGCTTACTGCTGTTATGTATAAACTGAGCCAGAAGCCGTATCGGCTTCATCGTCGGATGTAGATCGTTGACCAAATTCTTATCGCACCGCAAAATGTCCGGCGCCAGATCATTAAGAATCGTCTTTGCCAGGTCGCGCAGCTCGTCTTCGCTCATCAGATCGATGCTCTCAATAACGCTGCGCTCCTTACGCCCAGCGTACCAGAATTTCACGCTGTCACCCTTGCATCCGAACAAACACGGCTCATGTAGGTTCTGGTACTTATTGCCGCCCAGGACAATTTGATTCTTGACCCAGATCAAGACCTGTTTAAACGTCAGCCCAGCCGGCACCAGCGCATTGATAAAAACACCGTTCCCGAGCTCCTTGTAGAAAATATAAAAGCTGCCGCCGTCTTTCAAGATGGCGGCGACATTCATATTGAAGTCCAGTAGGAACTGAGCGAAAGCATCCTCCGGTAGATTGTCATTGAGGATTTTATTGCGCTGCCGCTTGCCTTTCGGTGTTTTACCAGCGCCCTCATACTTCATGTTGTACGGAGGATCCGTGCAAACCATATCAGCCAGGGCACCGTCCATCAATACTTGAATATCATCAGCAGACAGGCTGTCACCGCACATAACGCGATGCCGCCCAAGCAAATAAACGTCGCCCGTCTTTGCTTTGGGTGCCTCAGGTAATTCGATGTTAAAATCATCCTCGACAATTTCCGGAGCTTCGCTCAAATCGGTAAACCCGAAGGACGACATGTCTAAATTGATTCCGGCCAGTTCGGTGGTCAGCTTGTCCATATCCCACGTAGAAAGCTCCGCCGTCTTATTATCCGCCAGCCGGAAAGCCTTGATCTGATCGTCCGTCAGGTCGTCGGCTCTGACGCAAGGCGCCTCCTGCAGCTTCAGCTTCCGCGCCGCTATGAGGCGCGTGTGCCCGGCGACGATCACGTTGTTGCTGTCAATAATAATCGGCACCTTGAAGCCGAATTCCCGGATGCTCGCCGCAACGGCATCGACCGCGCTGGCATTCTTCCTGGGATTGTTGGCGTATGGGATAAGCTCCGATATCGGCATGTTGATAATCTGCATATGTTCACCATGATTTCGTGTTCGGATGGATCTCTTTTAACTCAAAATACAGCTTCATCGCGGCCACGCTGCCGCGCTTGCACTGGCTGATGAGTGACTTCCAGACCTCGGGTAGCTCAGCATCGGTATACATAGAAACCTTACTGTTCATGTAGTTGACAAACCGCTCATCCTGCATCCACATCCAAAGGGTTTTCATCGTAATGCCGGTTTCCTTGCATTTCTCAGTTTTCGTCCGACGATCCTCAGGATTTATCAGCAATTGAACGATTTTCATCTGCTTCGGGTTCGGTTGCCATGCTTTACCTTTTGTTACCTGGTTCGCGCCCACCTTCTCCACCAGCCAATGTTAAACGAGTATATCCGGAACTTCTTTTTCAAACCAGTTCCAGTCAATACCGAATCGTTGTAATATGTCCCCAAAATCCTGCACATCGTGATATTCGATCCGCAGGCCCCGCTCGCCTATGCCGATATGCTTCAGCTCATGAAGCATTAATATTTTGCGCTGATTCTCCGAAAGCAGAATAACGTGCGGTTCGTAAAATGTGATTATGAAATCATAAGGCAAATAAGCGCCGTATACCTTGTTGATCCTGCGGCAGTCGCCGTAAACCAGCTTGGACTTGTCCTGCTTCTTTTCAAAGGACCGGACATAGCCGACCTTTATCTCAAACTCTGGAATGATGCTGAGCTCCGGCATCTTCTCAATGATCTTTTCGGCAAGCTCCCGTAAATCGTCGGCGACTTCGGCGTCCCTGATCCCAAGCTGCTGACGGAGATGCCGGATGATATCAACCCGCTCTTCGTTTCGGAGACTGTTATACATGAGCTGCAGTTCTTCCAGCGCGGCACACCAACCTTCGCACTCAACGCTGCAGCTTGCGCATACATTGTTTTTCATAACATTCCTGTGTATTACCTTTTTGTTACTAATCAGTTGTATAATGTCTTCTGTTCTGATACATTTAGGATGACGAAAGCGAGGGGTTGAGATGAGAAATAATATGATAAAAACCGTAAACTCGAATGATAAAGCTGTTATTTTTTTGAGTCATAAATCCGATGACAAGGAATTCGCTGACATACTTGAAGAATTTGTTTCGGGACTTGGTGTGCGAGAGAACCAATTGATATATACAACTCATCCACTTCACAAAATCCCTTTTGGTCATAACACATATGATTACTTAAGAGAAAATATTAACAACGAAATATTTATGATATTTCTCATATCAGAGAAATATCTTGATAGCGCTGCTTGCTTAAGTGAGATGGGTGCAGCATGGGCAATGCGAAGTGATTATGCTTGTTTCTTTATCCCCGACTTTAACTTTAATAATCCAAAATTTCAGGCCTGCCCAATAGACACTAAAAAAATAGGCATTATATTAAACGGAGATATGATTTGTAAGGCTGGCATTATTGAGTTCAAAAATAAGATCCTCAGTCTATTTAACCTTCCAGTAAGTGAAGCAAAATCAATGTTTCTTATTGATAAGGTTATAGAACAAATTAAAAGGGTGAAAAACGCCAGGATTACAAACCATACTGATAATAAATCTTGTATTGACATTGATGCGCTTACAAATTCCGAGATGAAAATATTACGTAGATTCTTTTCAAAATCACTAAATGAATTTTCACCTGTACCTCAGATAATCTCAGCCGAAGTCAATACTTCTCAGGTAGTTCGCAAGCTCTGTGACAGAAACATTTTAGAAGATTTAACTGATGCAGAGCGCTTTATGAAGTATGATGGTTTTGGTGTTTCATATTCTTTAAATAAAGATGCGGTCATAGAACTCAACAAAATAAAGGACGACATTATGGGTACTCCAAATGCTTAATTGCATTTACGTTATACGCATAATCAACCCCGCTTCTTATCAGGGTTGGTATTTTTCATTTGCATCTGAGTTTTCACCCTGCCGCCATGCTGATCGTACTTGAACTCATAAATACAAAAAGGCAATGAGCATCCCAGCTTGTCGCAGGGCAGCCGATACGGGCATTTTCTGCAGATAACAGTCCGGTCCATCTCATTCCCTCGCATAATGGGAGGAAGCCACCCTGTCGCAATCCAGGGTGGCTTCCTCATTCAGAAGATTCTATTTTACACTATCAAAATAGCACCTTTATATTGGTATGTCATTTTAATGTTTTTGTAATGAGCATTTGTGGCTTAGCATATGCCAAAAAGCAGGGCTGAAAACATTTCCTTGGATTCCTTCAAGTCGTTATAAATCGATTCCGGACTGACATTTTCATCCCGGGCAATATCGGCGACCGTCATCGGCTGCTCGGCTAAATAGCGATTGAAAAGGGCCCGGTATTTTCTTACTTCCTCCGGACGAACAGAGCTGACGCAATATGCCTCATAAACAGCTGCCATCCTCCGGACGTGCTGGACGATCGTTGCCGTCCGGATCGCGCTTTCTTGAATGCTCTCGATCTTGACTGTTTCCTTATCGGTTCGCAGAAGCAGGTCGAGGATCTGGGCGGCGTCCTCATCGATGGCCCTGGCGTCAAATATGGCGTTCTCCGCCATCAGCCGCCACATCGGGTATTTCTTGAGGATGTCCTCGGTTGCTTCAAGCCGCCGTTTTTGAGCGTCGACCCGCTGCCTTTCCCGCTCCTTGTCGATCTGCTCCAAGGCCACCCGCGCCCCGACTTCAGCAGCCTTGCGGATAATGTCGTCGTTAATATTATTCTTCGTTGTCTTGGCACACGATTTTGCCATGTGATGTCGCCTCCACAAAAATATGGTATATTATCCTTGAGGTGATAATAAATGAAAGTGCTTGGGAAACATATTTCAGATAATGCTGAACGTTTTATAAAAGAATTCACTTCTTCACTTAATAAACCATTTCACTTTGTTGAATTGCCAGAGAGTGCTCCTCAGTGGGGTCGAATTGGAAATAATCCCGGAGAATATCTAATAGGTATTAAGACTAAAATGCCAGATGATGCTTTTGAGTTTACTTTGTGCCATGAAGTATTTCATGCATATCAATTAGCGGTTGGTTTTCCAAATGTAATAGATGAATCCGAAAACCTACCTGATATTAAAGAGTTTTGCGAACGTTTACGTAGTAACATTCTTGATCTGTCGGCTGACGATGCTGTCAGATCATATGGTTTGTATGACACATTTGTTATGAAAAGAAGATTCACACAAATCATGGAACTTGCCGCTTCAGAATTTGCTATTATTAATAACCAATATGCTAAGGACCTTTTATCAATAGACCTCTTACTAGACATGCATAACTTAGACGAAAACAAGAAGCAACCTATTCTTGATATTCTAAGCCGTGTTCGTTCTGATGTATTTGCGCTATATTCTGAATTTCATGTTATTATTACAGAAAATGGTTATGACTCGCCCAAAGGTTGCTTTAATATCATGGGTTATATCATTAATAGAATAGGTCTATGGAATCATTGTAGTATAGAGTATTGTAATAAAAACATCAGAAGTTATCAGCGTTTCAAAGAATATTGCACAAGAAATCCAATGACCATTTAAAAACTAACTATCTCGTCCCTCTGGCTTAAAAGATGAACCGCTTGATCATAGGCCTTCTTTACAATATCGAAATGATCAACTGCGCCGCCCGCGTCAGGGTGCGCTATTTTTACGAGGTCCTTCCAGCGCGCCTTCAGCTGAACTGATGTCGGGTAATCCACAAACCCAAGGATCCTGAAGCATTCGGGTATCGTTGTCGGAGTAGGAAGCGCCAGCATGCCTTTAATCCATGTTTGCAACTCATATATGCCCCGCTCGGCCATCCGGGCCAAATCCTCAAGGGCGATAACCAGCTGGGCGAAGGCCTGTGACCCACTCGTCAGTTTCTGTCCTGATTTCTGGGCCTTTTCAATCGAATGATCAAACCGGTACAATTGCCCTTTCAGCTTGAATTCGATATATGAGCTGCGGAGACCGTAATCAAACGTATATTCACCTTCCTTAACCCCGAACCTGGCCATAACGTTTTTTAACTTGGATTGATAATAGGACGCGGCTTGATATGTATTTTTCTTGGTAGCCATTTGGATTTCCTCCGTTCAGCCCATATGAGCCTTTATGATGCAAAGTCGGTTTTACGGCGCCCGTCCGGGCAACTGCATTCTTCATAATTTGACCGCAGCGCCATGATGACCTTGTCCATCAGCTTGCCTTCAGCCGGACTGGGAGGACCATGGACATCTGATCACCGTCACGGAGTGTCATCGCCCCGGTGTCAGTACCCAGCCCGATCTCGATATTCTCACAATCGAAGTACCGGAGCGCGTCATGCAGGAATTGCGCGTTGAAGCCGATGAGCAGCGATCCGTTATATGCTGTCTCCAGCTTTACGGCTTCCGCATAATCCGAAGATGGCGTGCTGAGGGATATTCCGATCTCTTTATCCGCGAATTCAAGCTTTACTTTGCTTTTCAGCCGGTTGTCCATGCAGATCATCGCCCGGTGAATGCATGTCAGCAGGTCCTTCCGGTTGGCAATCACCGTGGTTTTGTAATCGGGTATCGACTTTTGATACTGCAGATAGTTGCCTTCCAGCAGTCGGGTGAAGACAGTGTATTCTGCCGACCGAAATATGGCCCTTTTTGTATCGAAGGATATCTCGACATCCCCGGTCAGCCCGACCGACAGCATTTTTTGGACAGACTCCCTGGGCACAATGAAGCTGAAGGATCCGTCCATCTTGATTTTGTTCCAGGCGATCCGGTACCCGTCGCAGCCCACAAAATTCAACGCACCATCGGTTGCCTCGAAATAGACGCCCATTAAGGCGGGACGGCTTGGGTTGACAGATACTGCGTAGAGCACCGAGGAAACTGCGTATGTCAGCTGCTCGCTGTCGATGGTGATCGGCGCCCCTTCGGAAACGCTCGGTATGTCCGGATAATCCGCGACGGCGGCAGTGGCAAACCGGTTCTTGATCGACCGCGTTTTAATGATGAGGTTGGATTCCTCATCGGTGTAAAGCTCAATGGGGCCGTCAGGAAGCGCGTCGATCATGTCGACAGCCTTCGCCGGAATGATGAACTGTTCATCCGATATGATGTTCAGCTTTGCCGTAATGCCGTATTCCAGGTTATAAGCCGTCAGGTACCCGTCTTTCAGGAGCACGCCCTGCAGTGCGGGAATCGTCGATTTCGTCGTAATTGCGCTTTTAATCTTGCCGAGCTTCGCCGCGATTTCGGATTTATCGATAATCATGCTGACATCACCCCATCAAAGATTAATATGTAACCGTTATATTCCGGGAGCCTGTAGGGCTCCAGTTCTTCCCTGCTCATGTACTTGTGCCCGTAAAGCTCTTTCATACGGAGCCAGACCTCCCAAGGTACCCGGTAGAAATCTCTGAAGCCGAGGGCCACATAGACGAAACACAGAGCGCCAAGCGTGCTGTGCTCGATCAGAGCGCTGGTCTGTTCGCCTGTTACCGTGTCCTGCTCGATCCTGTCACCCTGGGTAGACTTCGCTTCGAAAACAATGGCTTTACCACCGGCCAGCGTGCCTTTGAAATCCGGCTGCGCTTGCTTTTCAAAATGACCCTCAAATACGAGAGCGTTTTTCCTCATCCGCTTTCCGGTCACCTTGAAGGGCTCCGGCGTTTTTTCAACCCGGGCAAGGCCCTTTCTGGAGTAGAGGTCGCATGCTGCCTCTATGTATTTTTCAAAGAACGCGCCGGCGGACCTGTTCAGCTTGCCCTGCAGCTGCCGCGCCGGATCCTTTTGCTGAAGCATTTGATTCATCCTTTTTCACATCCTTCGTGCATCCAGGGCAGAAGTTTTCCGTCCGCCCCGTTTTCTCCGATTTCCTTGTATACCATTTTGCTTTCCGGATCGCCGCCACAGCATCCTCGAAAGACATCTCCCCGGGCAGTGTGACGGCGCATTCGTCGCAGGTCGGTGTAAATTGCCCATGATACTGTTCGATGGCCATCTCAACCCGGCTCCTTCCGCATCCCCTCCGGCCAGTCCCGGCGCATATTGCTCGATCCGACAATCGGGATGAGGCTATCCTTCATGAAAACCGGTACCCGCTCGCTGTCGCAGTAGGCGACAATCTGCGATATCCATTCTCGCTGCGGTGTTACCTTCCCCGGCTGGCTTCCGGATTCGGCGCCAATGATCACCCAACTGACAAAAGGCTCGGCGGCGTTGTTTCGCTTCGACAGGTCGATGGGCCCCTGTATAGGTTCGACGGACAGGAAACTCCGGCTCGGCGGGAGAGATGTCAACCTGACAAGTTCACTCTGATTCGTGACCGTCGCGCCGAACCAGACATTCTCCGGCTTCCAGGTGTCGCCCATGGTTTGATACCAGAAGGTCATATAACAACCCGGCCGTTTGGATAGCAACAGGTATTGATGCTGGGGATTCGCATTGATGGCCGTGATGATCTCCCGTTTCCAATCCGGCTGCCAGTCCGCCGGGTCCGACATGGATGTCATGAAGATGCGATGTGGATCCTTGTCCGCCAGCTGCTTGAGCCGGTGCGGATAATACTTCGGTTTGGCAAAGTCCTGTCCCGGGTGGAATCGCTCAAAAATCCTTCTGGCGTAACAGTATGTACATCCGAAGGTGCAGCCGACAACCGGGTTGAGCGTCCGGTCACACCACTCAATTTTCGTGTCATTCATAGCCGTGCCTCTATTGCGGCTTCTGCGGCTTCACTGGTTAGAAACCATACCTGCCCCAATTGCTTGATGCTTACTGCAACCCAGTCACCAAGATGAAACACAGGAAGGCCGTTATAATTAACACTAATACCCTGTATGCGTAACTTGTGAATATCCATTGTGTTTAAGTCGAGATACCACGCGTCGTCACCCACCTTACACGGCAAAACCACGCAACGCCCAGCACCGTCAGCCTCTGCGACTTCTTTTAACCTGTCGACGCTGATGCGTTCGTTGCCGGATTCGTCGTATAAGATATCCTCGTATTTTTTCAAATGCGCCCTGTTCTCCGCAGCCTGAGTACCAAGGTAATACATGATCGCTATAGGACAATCGCATTCGAGGCCGTTTTCAAGGATTTCTTCGCCGTCTGTTTTACAGCCCTTTTCGCAACAGCATTTTGCAGTATAATCGTTCAAAGGCACCGATTCTTCGCCGTCTGCCCAACGGAGCTTTGCCACCATCTCATCTGCGTAACAGTAGTTCATAACTGAATCAAAATTGGTTTGCGGAGTGTCGGTTGTCATTCTAGTCATGTGCTGTCCCCTCCCTCAAAATTGCCAGGTCATAACCGCTGTCAACAAACCTGAGGCTCCTTTTCCGACTGATACTATTGCCGAGACGATCATATATCTCCATCATGTCGTCCTGGGTAAAGCTAGTGCCGAGAAAAGTGTTAATCCCCTCCATGTGGTATTTCTGAGAACGCTTGTCGATGGATTTCGCTGCTTCTCTGGATAACCATTCCAGCACCTTGCATTTCAGAACCCGTTCCGACAAAACGTCTTCAAGGAGAAAATATGTATTCCTCTTCGGGTACACGATGAGCTCAAAGTTCATATTGATAAAGGATTGCGGAAACGCTTCCCGCAACCGGCTACGGATTTCATGTTTGAATATAAGGCTCATGACCTTCTCCCTCCTGTCTCGCTTCGTCTGGAGCTTTACTATCAAAAGCACCGCAACAAACAACATCTTCTTCTATGTATTTACTAGGTAAAATGTCATTATTATGAAAACTCAAGGGCTCTCTCCTGCAGCATCTTTTACCGTCTTCCATATAAAACGCGCGGCAATCCTCACAACGGGTTGTTTGCGCATCAGGTCCTTCTCCCCATTCTTCAGCGCATCGCTTACTGTCGGGAATAAAATAAACACATTCATCCCCTGAAACATCGCACCTGTATCTACCCTCGTCGTGATCGTATTTTGCTGCTTTACATGCCATATGAAATCCTCCTTATCCCGCCTCGTCGACCATTTCCAGGTCGAACAGTGTCGGCATGTCGCGCTTGTCCTCTTCCGCCTGGCAGTAGCCGACGCCATCCCGGAAGTAGTCGGTGTTGAGCTCAATCCCGTAGCCGCGGCGGCCGTGCTTGATGGCCCGGACCGGGACGGTGAAGATACCGGCGAAAGGATCCAGTATGTCATCGCCTTCGTTGGTGAACCGGATAATAAACCGGTCGACAATATCTATCTGTAACGGGCAGACATGAAGCTCCCGGCGCCCGAGCCTCTGATCCTTGTTGAGCGTGTTCATGCGGTTGATGTCGTCCCAGATGGAATCATCCCAACTGCCCGGAGCCACGACCATGAAGCTGGCCGGCAGCTTTCCGCTGATGTCAAGTTCTTTGGCCAGAGCCACATGCTCTTCGTAGCTGTAAACGTTTTCCCGGGAGTATTTACGGTAAGCGGCCTGCAGCTTGTCCACTGGAATGGCCTTCAGCTCGTCTTTTGTCATAAACCTGTCTCCGGAGGACCGCCAGAAGGCGTGGGCATCAATCTGCCACTGCGACCTTTGGTAATCCGTTTTTGCCTTGACAACCGGTTCGTCGGCGTAGCCGTTGCTGGTGTCGCTGGGCAGCTTCCGTAACAGCAGCAGGTACTCCGGGCAGCCGACGCCCATTTTTGAAGCGTCCTTGCATTGTTCCGTCCAGCCGAGACGGTAGGTCTGTGCGTTTTCCCGGACGACATCGGTAAGAATCGGGATCCTGCCGATAAACCGAAAGCCGTGCTTGATGAAATGTGCTACCGTCATGTCGGAGAAAGGCTCCACCGACGGGAAGCCGTCCCCGGTGACATTACCGAACAGTATCCTGTCCTTAACATGGATGCCGGCGATTCTGCCCGGCTTCAGCACCCGGAGCAGCTGCGGCGTGAGATAATCCATTTGATCAAAAAACACGCCGTCGCTCTCGTTGTACCCGAAATCATTGTAGCTGGCGGAATACTCATAATGGTTGCCGAAGGGTATGGAGGTCAGTATCGCTCCCATTGAATTGTCCGGCATCTGCTCAAGCTCCAAAACGCAGTCGTTATTGACGGCCGTGAAATGCTCGCTTTTGATTTCCACTCGATCAACCCCTATGCTCCGGGCCAGCTTCTCCATCATGGAAGGATTCGAAAGCCCGTGTTTTCTGATGATTTCCGTCATTTGCCCGGTCAGCTCTTCGTACTGCTTCCACTTCTCCAGCAGTACCCGGAGAATTTGATCCTCACCGTCGGTATAGATGATGTCGATGATCACCCGCTCTGACTGCAGGAACCTGTATATCCGGTGGATGGCTTGAATAAAGTCATTAAATTCATAATCGATGCCCACGAAGATCGCCCGGTGGCAGTGCCGCTGAAAATTGCATCCAGATCCTGAAAGCTCCTTTTTGGTGGCGAACAACCGCGACCGCCCTTCCGAGAAGTCAATGACCCGCTGTTCTCTGAGGTCCAGGTCCTGGCTGCCGTAGATGTCGACCGCTTCCGGCAGCGCCCGCTTGATCGCCCGGCGCTCCTCCTCAAGGTCGTGCCATAATATGAAATGATCCTCCGGATTTGCGTTGACGATCTCGGCTGCCTTATTAACCCGCTCGCCGATGGTATCCTTCTTGATGGCCATCGCATCGGCCAGTGAGACTGACGCATCCCGCATGATCTTCATCTGGCCGTCACGGTCTGTCACCGGCGCCGCCTGCTGGACTTCGATACGGTGGTACCGGACTTCCATCGGCGGCAGTATGTATCCGTCGTCGGAATAACTGAGGTCGGACGGCTTGGTGACAAACAACGCCCAGGAGGAAAGCCAGAGGTAGAATTCCTTTTCCTTGTGAGGGTAAAGCGTCAGGTTGTTGGCTTTTGAGCTGTCCCGCTGGAAGAATCGTGTCAGAGCTTGTCCTGTGTCCATGATCTCCAGGAACCCGGCGTAATGGATCATTTCCTTATACCGGTTCGGCGCCGGCGTTGCTGTGTTCGCAAATTTGAAGCGGACCCCTTTGAACTTATCCAGAAACGTCTGGTAGGTCTTGGAGCCATAGGACCGGAGTACTGCAGCCTCATCCAAATTCGTCACCGTGAAGTACGTCGGGTCGATATCCCCGTCCCGGACCCGCTCATAATTCGTGAGCAGGATGCTGCCGGCCGCTGCTCGGACCTCGTCCATATTCCGGACATACTGCGGGGCCTCGATGCCCAGGAGTTCCACCGCATCCCGGCGAAATTCCTGCTTCACCCCGAGAGGCAGGACAATCAGCGCCTGTCCGCCGAAATGCTTTACCATCAGCCGGCTGACCTCAAGCTGCTCCAGCGTCTTCCCAAGTCCAAAGCTGGAGAAGTTCGCCCGCCTGCCGCCCCGGCACATCCAGAGCACCGTATCCCGCTCGTGTGGCTTCAGGATCGGATTGACTTCATCCGGTGATATCTCAATCCCGGCATCCGGCGCGATATCAATCTTCGATCGAAGGAAATCTATGTATTGCATTATTCATCTCCTATTTCGAACAGGCTAAGCTGATTCTCTTTTGTTCCAATAGTTATGCCACGCTTCTCAAGCTGTTTCCGACACCAATCTTTCAAGTTATCATCAACCGGCTGTCCCTCATCCGTGAGCCCGGTTGAAATATAGCGCTTCCACCTGGCGATACTTTTCTTCTCGGTTCGCATTTTCTTCTGCTCTGCACGTTTTTCCTTGGCCTCTTTCTTTTTGGCGGCTGTGGCCTTGACCTGGTCGCTGGCGTGGATTACCTCGATGCCAGCGGCGATGTCGGCAAGGTCCTGCTTCAAGTCACGCACGTCCCGGCGCTCGATGTGAAAGTTGAGCAATTCGACTTTTTCTCCGGAAAGAATCGAACTGAGTTTCTGTTGACGCTGCAGGCTGCTTTCTACAAACGGGTTAGTGGAAACCTTCAAGATCGCTTCGCAGAGCGTGATAGAAACGGGCTTTTTCAGCATCTTCTGGCCCTTAAACACCCTGACTTTCGTTTCATCTGGTATCAGTCCTTCACCCGGGACAGTGAATGTTACCTTGCGGTCGTAATAGACATTGGCTTTCTGCGGTGACAGCTCAGTATGGAGTACATCGCAATAGGTACATGGAAGATGCGCTCTGGCGCAGTCCATCGGGTCGTAATGCATTTCCCAGGTCTTTGTCGAACGGTTGTACATGCTCCGGTGCTTGCAGGCTCTACCGTTCTTAGACGCTTTGAACACTTCGAACAGCCGATCGGCTTCGCGCCAGACTTCGTCATGGGCGTTCTGTAGGCTTAGGCTTTCGTCGTAAGGCTCGTCTACCAGATGGCATGCGCAATGCGTAATATCGCCGCCGCCCAACCGCAATGCGTGTTCTCTTAATACGGGATGGTTCAGCTCACATTCCTTGAGATCAAAATGCGGGCAGCAGACGACAGGATTATCGTTTTCTTCTTGCCAGTGAATGCCCATATAACCCATGTCGCCGTTCCAGTAGTTGCCCCTGACCAGCAAGCCGCACGGGGTAGAGAACACCAACTCACTCTTTTTTTTGCGGGTGTAGGTGAAGCCACCGTAAAACCAGTTATATGGCTCGACCCAATCAGGGTACCGCTCCCTGGTATAACACTCAGTGAAAAGGCGTTCGGTGAGCTTGTTGAGCTTGTGCTCCGGCTCTTTCCATTGAGTCCCGATCATATCCCCATGCACTGCCTCATTCCAAAGACCTCCTCCAGTTCGCTCCGGAGTTCCTCCGGCGTCTTGTCATACTCCTGGGCGATGCAGGATTCACAGTGCGCGTTTTTATACGCCAGGGCTTTGCTGCACCGCTTGTCCCAGGAGTTGAGCTGCCAGCCGCATTTGTGACAGTGTTCGTCAAGCAATTGAGCTTTTTTCGTATTTGTCATACATCTCATCCAAAGCGATCATCACCGGGCAACTATCGCATCTTTCCAGCATTTCCTCCTGATCGGTTATGACATTTGGCCAGTGGCAGAGCTTGTCGCAGATATCAGCTTTGAGGTTTTCAAGTTTTTCATCAATATTCTTCATATGACACCCTCCCGAAACAAACAGATTTGATCATTTAACGCTCTCTCCGGTTGTGGCATATTATCTGGGAGTAACTGCAAAACAAGAAGCCCGTTTTTTGTTTTTCCTACCTCTTGGAAGCCCGCCAACTTATATGTATAACCCCATGTTTCCATCCCTCGAACGAATGTTGGGCGTACTTTTTTCCGATCAATGAGCGTTATCATTCCTGATGACGGCGGTTCTCCAAAATAAGCCCGTGTCGCAGCTACAGCATCACGTATCATCAGCGAAGCGGTACCCGCTCCCTCATTTCTGAAAGCACTACAGAGCCAAGCATCCTTCCATTCTCGCTTGACAAACTCAGCGAATGGCCAAGATGTCGCCCAATATGCTTTACCTTGCTGGTTTTCGCAATATAGCACCAGGCATCTACCCGGAGGTGTAAATTGCGCATGCCCAATCGTCACTCGAGAATAATGTCTGTCAGCCAATTCTCGGCAGCGCGGGTCTGCTCTCCATGTTCTTTCCCATATCATAAAGCGTTCTCCTGTTTACAGGCTGTACCCATACCTCGTTCCCATCGATGTCCCAATGCCAGTCGCCGACATAGTTCGGCATCATCGTGGCCAGGAGCGCGTTTCCCATGGCCGTCGCCGCCTGGACAGGTACCGCGTTTCCGATCCATTCACGCCACTTGGCGTCCGAGTTTCCCGGCAGCTCGAAAGGCCTGCCGTTAATGATCTGCGGGAATCCTTGAAGCATGGCCATCTCAAAAGTCGTGATCGGGCGGTGCCATGTGTTGTCCAGAGCGATAATGATCCAGACACCCCGGTCACCCGGTGAAGGAATGCGAGGGTCGGCGACGGCAGCGGCACCAGCGTGAACGTCGGCGCTTGCCGTAATTGCATTGCCCGGTTCATCCCACGGCATAATCTTGAAGTTACCCGCGCCGCTCCATTTGTCTGATATGCGCGGGTCCGCCACCGCAGCCGTCCCGGCGCCACTGATATTTGGATTGGCAATTATCGCGCCGGCAGGCTCGTTCCAGTCTTCAACTTTCCCAACGCTTGACCTTTTCCACGTCGGATGGCTCAGCCGCGGGTCGGCGACGCTGATGCCGTGGTTTTGAACGTCCGGCTGCCCTGTCACTGTCGGCGACGTCTCGTTCCAATCGATGACCTTAAAGCATCCGTTCCACTTGGGGCGCGGGTCGGCAACACTCACCGCAGATCCTTTTACGTTCGATTGCCCAACGACCGCCGGTGCTGGTATGTTCCAGTCGGCTACTTTGTACCGGCTCCACATCTGGCGCGGATCGTTGACCGCGATGCCACCGGATTGCATCCCGCTTCCGCCGGTGATGGACGGGCTCGGCTGATCCCAGTCGGCCATCTTCAGGATGTTGTTGTAATGTTCGGTGCGCGGATCGGCAACGGACAAAGCGCCGGTCTGGATATCCGTCTGTCCGATGATGGTACGCGAAGGCTTGTCCCATTCCTCCACCTGGTATGCATTCGGCAGCTTTCCGTCCCGGTCAGGTATGCGCGGATCGTTGACGATAACCGAACCGGCGTCAAGCCTTGCACCTGTTACAGTCGGTGACGTTTTATCCCATTCGCTCACCCTGCAGTTGCTGCCGAAACGCTCAGAGGGCCAGAGCCGTGGATCAGCAACGCCGGATATCCCGTTGGAGCGGCCCGCGCCGGTGTTGCCTGTGACGGTTGGCGAATGCGTATCCCACGGGACAATTTGAAACGCGCCAGCTCTGGCGGTGTAGTTCAGGTCCTTCAGCGCCCGCCAATCCTTGCCGGCCGGTATAAGCGCCAGACGCTCCCACGTCTTCCACGCCAGCTCCGGAACGCGATGCATCTTTCCGCCGTGCTCCGTGTCGCCAGGCAGCGGCAGGGGCCCGAGGATGTCGCCAATGGTTTTATGCCTATACTTCGGCGGCTGATAGATGAAGCTCGGCAGCTTTTTCGGGTTTCGGGCGATCATCAGGTACCGCACACGCTTTTGCCCGAGCTGTCCGATCTGGCCGCAGTCGTGATGCCCTTCATGAAACACATACCCGAAAGCGGACAGGATCGCCCGGATTTCTCTGAGGATGTGCTTTCCCCGTGTTTCGATACCGGGGACGTTTTCGAACAGAATGACCGCCGGCGGATCGTCGCCCCAGGCTTCCATCGCCAGTGCGATAGCACGGAGCGCCAGTTTGTTCAGCGCCTGGTATTTCGGCTTCTGAGCCGCCGCGTTCGGCAGCAGCCGCGAGAAGCCTTTGCACGGCGCGGAAATGAAAATGACATCGGGGTATTCGTTGTTTCCCCACTCCCGAAGGTCCACCGGCGTGATCTCATGCCAGTCTGCGGGCGGTTCCTTTCCATGGAAAAGTATGTACTGCTCCCGGTTGAACATATCTGCGTTGACGGCCTTGCTGCCGGTGATCTGCTCATAAGCCTTACAGGAACCGGGGTCGACGTCGACACTGTACAGTGTCCGAAATGTGCCCTTTACGCCCTTGTATTCGTACAGCGACTGCTGCATCCCGAGAGAACAACCGCCGATACCACCGCAAAAATGGACGGTTTTGAATTCCTGAGTCTTCGCGTCCAGTAATAAGCTAGTATTCATGTAACAACCCGCTCCATTTCGTATCTGATGAAGTCCTCTTCTGTCTCGATGCCTCGGATGTTCATATTTTTCAAAACACCGTCGACATAGCTGAGGCTTTTCTTCCCGGCCATTTGAGCAGCGGCGAAAGCAAACTCCAAAAGCTTCTTCCTGCTTTCAGACAAGGACAGCTTGTACCGCCCCTGAGCATCCGGACCATCTACGGTACCGCGCAGGTACCAGAAAGCGTAGTCGATATCAGCGGCAGAGGCCTTCTGTCCGAAATACTTTGCGAACATCGCACCGACAAAAGCGGTAACATCCCGCTTGATCTCCGGCGTCATGCCGAGGGCCTCATCAAGGCTGGGCGGTCCGCAACCGGAGCCGTTCTCGTCCTCTCTGCCTTCGCGTGTGCGCAGAGAGAAAGAAAGAAGATTATCACCACCAGAAAGAGAATTATTATATTTACTATTACTGTTTATATATGTGCCAATAATGTTACACAGGCGTCCGGTTTGTGCCCATATTTGTGTAACCGTTTGTGTCTCCGTTTGTGACACGGATTGTGTAACCGTTTGTGTAACATATTTAGCATCAAAAGGAATGAGCCGGTATTTACCTGCTGAATTACCCTTGCCCTTTGTATACACGATTCGTCCACGTTGAATTAAGACATTTCTCATCCTGTCCAATTGCTGTCTGGAGAATGCCAGTACTGATGTCAGCGTTGAATTCGGTATCGCAAACTCGACCTTCCAGAACCATTCGTTATCGATCTTTATGGCCGTTCTGTTATTGATCTGCATCAGAACATGCCACAAGGCCTGAGCGTCGGCTGGTATCGGGTTTAACATCGCCCAATTGTAAAACGCATTAATCTCGGCAATATAGTTCAGAGGACACACCTCCCGTCGTAAAGGGCATACAGGCCGGTGACGCTTCCCGTGTCCCTGAGATCAATAGAAAGAACTGCGGAAGCCTGGCTTGGCTCACAAAGGGGGTTCGACATCTTCGACGCTGTATATTTCCTCGGCGTTGGATTTCCCGCGTTCATACAAACCGGGCAGCAGGTAGACATGCTTACTGATATTGAGCGTGCCGCTTCGGCTGTTTTTGTCGGGTCTCTCGAAATTCCAGTGTGCATACACACAAAGCCCGTGCTGCCAAAAATAATCGGGTTTCCACTTTATAAGCAGAATCTCGGTACCTTTGAGCTTCAGAAAATCTTCCGCGGTGGTTAGCTTCTTAAAAACGATCATGGCATCACCCGCTGTGCTGCAGCGGCACGTAGAGGTTTCTGTCGTCGATGTAGTAATCGGCGAAGACCTTCCGGCAGTTGTTGCCGCCGTGCCTGTCGAGGTTTTCCGGCAGATTGTCGTTGACGGCGTCGAAAGTAAGGCCATGATCCGCGCACCAGCGCAAGGCGGCGTCCAGGTTGGTACCGCTCCGGCAGGTCCAGAGGATGAACTTGTCCCCGAGTTGCTGCCGTGCTTTGATCCGTTTGATGAGGTTCAGGTCCGGCGCTCCGATGGCCGGGAATTTGTCGGCACAGAGCGTGCCGTCGAAATCAACCGCGTATACCATTCGTCAGCCTCCTATTTGCGGCAGAACGTATGTCCGCCGATGGTGCCCCATACATTGCTGTTTTCACCCTCGACAGAAAAATAGATGACATCGACAGGTAGGATGTGCGGGCCATATAGCGCCTGGGCTACGGCAGCATACTGCTTGTCCGTTGCTTCCACCTGACCAAGGCTCAATACTGAGGTGAACTGCAGACAATAGCGCCGGTCAAAGATGACCGCCCGCGGCGCTGCAGGGAAATCCGGAGACAGGCAGCGGTTGAATATAACCTCATTAACGGCAACCTGGCCGGTATATGGTTCGCCACGCGATTCAATGGCGGAGATATCGGCGATCAAAGGCAAGTCGGCAAGGCGAATATAGAGGCTTTCGTACCGAGTGCCACGCAAGTCTAAGCTGAGCATGCCGTCTTTTTCCAGAGCAAAACGAAATCCACTATATCGGGTGCCGCGCAGGTTTATGACACCAGGGAGCGCCGGCGCGTCAGTTATGCTCTCTTCCGGTTGTACGGGTACCAAGGGCGGGCCAGTGAGCGCCTGTCTGTACATCGTGCGTGCGGCCAACCCGTCATCATACAGTGAAGGCTTGTCCTCACGAGGCTTGGCCATATAAGGAATCGATGAAATAACCAGTGAAAGGATCAGACCGAAAGCCATAAGAGCAGCCGGTACCCGTTGCCACCACTTTCTATATCCCCGTGTGCTGCGCTTAGGTGTTATGTATAAATTCTGTTGCAACCTTACAACCCCTCCTTACGGGCGGCTTTCTCTTTCTTTTTTGATACCTCACACAGGCATCTGTCGGGCAGTTCCTGCGCGTGCCGGTTTTTAGCAGGTAATCGCAGGATGTCGTGGTGGGGCACCAGAACCTGCAGTCTGGTTTACACTTAACTGGGTTATCTGACATGGTTGTCTCCTTTCAGGTCTGAGCTCGTATGGTGCCGCAATTGAACCGGAAGTACCCGGCCCGGCGAAGCTTGAAATCACAGGAAACAACCTCCGGGAGCCCCTGGCTGGCGCGAAGCTCGCTGGGCGTCAGCGGCACAGGGTAACGCACGTCCGGCGCCGAGGGCTTGTCCGTAGAAATGGAAGTCGCCAGAAAACAGGATGCTTCCGGCGATTTAGTTTTAACGAAATTCGTATGTACCACCTCATTTAAATATGTATAAGATCATCCCGGAGACGCTGAAGGATATCTGCTCCGGAGGTTCTCCGGCAGCGGTCCGGCGTAATTGCCGTCGAGATCGGCAAGGTATGGCTGCCCGTTCTTATCAATAAGTATTTTCCGCAGGATCCTGCGTGCCCTTTCCGGGTCCGCCATAGCGTACGGTATAAACTCCCGCTGGAGTATCTCGTTGCTGTGCTCCTGCAGCTCCGGGTCGTGCCCGGTAATTTCTCTGCCGTTCCAGATTGTTGTAAATGTCATCTTGCAAGCCCCCTTTACGGCAACTTATTCAAGCAGGCCATATGATATGCCGAGCAGATATTTCTTCAATCGTCTAAATGCTTCTCCGCCCAGAGCTTCAGCTCCTGTGCTCTTTTTGCAAACTCGTCCAGCGTATCGAGCACATCCTGAAGCTGCGGCTTTTCATGTTCCGTGATCTGGCCGTCCTCGGTGATCTCCAGAAGCGTGTCCCTGACCGCGTTGAGGCTGCGTAAACCAGAAATGATCTTTATCGTCAGCCTGTCGATCTCGGCAAGCTCCAGCTTCGGCATGTTCTGTCCCAATGGGCACTCACAGGTGCAGTAATGATTTCTGAGATCCGGGGCATTGTACACATCTGCCATCAGATTTACTTTGTCAACGGGGACGATTTTGGTGTTGCCCAGTTCATAATCGGCCAGGGAAGATGCGGAAATTCCCAGCATCTCAGCGGCGCCTTCGCGGCTGTTCAGCTTGTCATTGAATCTTGCAGCTTCTTTTCTCCGCTGACAGTAGATATTTTCTGCTGCTTTCGTAGGGACGGTTCCCATTTATATAGCCCCTTTCATGTGATTAAATAGTTATCGTGAGGTGATCCTAAATGTCAGATAATAAAACCGCCCGGAGAATGCTGAAGGCGGCGCAGAAGGAAATCAACGAAATATATCCGCCGACGGCGAAAGGCTTGGAAAACGCTGTCGCTAAGACGGTCGCGTCCGCTGTAATCGACGCTTCGCACTTATCCGGATCGCCTTCGCGCATTTTCTGTCGATGCTCCGGAGCGCCAGCTGCGCCTTCCAGGAAATAATGCTTTTACCGGCCTGCTTCATGAGAACTCCTCTAAGCGAGGCTCTGTCGTGTGATTTAAGAAGCTCCTGGCTTCCCGCTCTGCTTGCCATTGCTTTATCTCCGCCCTATGTTCAGTATCCACCTGGCTTTTAACGCTCTCCATAAGCTTCTTAGCAGGTGCAAATGTATCCCATTGTGAAAGAGTCAAGGGTACGCTGTTTTCGTATGTCACAGCGCAAACACGATACTGAATCTTTCTGTTAAACTGCTGGCGCGCTTCGATGTATGGGTAAAGGATGCGTTCCTCTCGTTTACCGTAGATGTCTTTAAGTGTCATGAACTAACCGATCCTTTTTAATATTGTTCCGATCCGGTTAAAGCTGACGATGGCGATTGAGCTGCACAGATTACCGTTTAGTGTTGTTACCAGAGCGGTCACGTAATCTCTACCGATTTATCTTCACTGTCGACTACGCAATTACCGCTACTTAAATTGTTTCCTTTCGGAACATTTGTCATTAAAAAAAACATGTCTCCTTGGTATCCGAGCGCGTCTTTAATCTTTAAAGCAACAGGAAAGGATGGGTTTTTATTCCCAAGTTCTATGTTTGCATAGGTGCTTCTTTCAACACCGACAAGCCCCGACATATCCTGTTGTGTCAAACCTTTAGTTTCTCTGAGGCTTCGTAAATTTTGTCTCATAAAGATTATCATCACCTCGGGTTGTTACGATTGGAATCATCTTGCCCACATTATAGTTCCCTTTAGAAACTATGTCAATATATTTTCGCCCATTTTGTTGTTTATAGAAACATTTGTTTATTTTAGACACATCGTAGTGATATACTTTGTGCAAGAGGTGAGCTTAATGTTCGGTAACCGTTTAAAGAAATTACGCGAAGAAAAAGGTTTAACACAACAAGAGCTCGCAGATATCATGCACGTTGGACGTCCAACCATTGCTGGATATGAAACCAAAAGAAAAGAGCCTGATTTTGAGAAACTGTCGTGGCTTGCTTCTTATTTCGAAGTCACCATCGATTATTTATTAGGTAAAAGTAATAATAAGACAGAACCCGCAACTGTTGATGTTGACGGGTATGAATTGCATTCAGCGCAGAACTCAACAGAGAAAAAAGTATTGCTCATCGCACGTAAGGCTTCCGATATTCCGGAGAGTGACCGCGAAGAGCTTATTAACATGTTTGAAAAGACAATTGACCTTTACCTGAAATCAAGGGGGAAGGATGCCTGATGGCCGTGCGCTTCGACTTATGCGAGCGTACGGCGTCCATGTTACTACTGGAACAGGACATCAATCGGTCTTCAGTAAATGTTAGCTCGCTTAAATATGAGAAGAACGTTATCTTCGATACATTCGTGCATTACTGCATTTGCTCCGGCATTTCCGTAAAAAGCTTTGATAAGACCAATAAACTAAAAGACGGCTTTCTTTTGAAATATGGAGATACATATTTGATTCTGGGCGACAAAACCGCCTGCACCCCACGCCAAAACTGGACATGGGCCCATGAGGTAGGGCATATCTATCTCGGGCACACCTGCGACGGGCCGGAGCAGGAGCGCGAGGCCAACTGCTTCGCCTCGCAGCTGTTGATGCCCTGGTGTGTCGTCCGTCATCTGGCCGCTTTGCTTCATGGTGTCACCGCTCACGATCTGGCTGATGTCTTCGGCGTTTCACTGACCGCCGGGACGAACCGTGTCAACGCCCTTCGCAAAAAACGTGACTTTCCGTACAGCCGGATCGACGCCGAGTTGCTGCGCAAATATATCCCCCACCTTCAAGACTACGTAAAAAACGCCGTATGACCCGTTCCCTTCGAGTAATACGGCTTGTTTTATAATCAGCATGTACCTTATATTCTTAATTCTGGGATTAATTTGTTTGAGGGTTATAGGAGAGAACAGAAATGAAAAAAATAATAACTGCGGCTTACGTATTCGCTTGTTTTTTGATGCTTATATCATGCAGCTCAGTAAATTCAAACGCACCGGAAACTGCCGCAGACTCATTAGCCCCGACGATGGACGACAGTGTTGCTTCACCATCACCATCCGAAATTTCATCGCCTTCAACTAATGATAAGGAATTTGATTTTTCAAAGGATGAGTTAATCGATGCTGTTGATAGCTTTTTGTTAAAACATGAATTTGACGAAATTATCTCAACTGAAAGTAAGCAAGAAGATGAGTATATAGATGGAGTCGGGACATATAGCTGTTCATCGTATTCATTAGGTGACGGAACGCGCTTGTTTATATATTATCATCCAGATACAGCGAATGTATTAAGCATTATGTTCAGAGTCGTTCCGGATTTAGCTACGGAAAACAGCATGCTTGCTTATGCGTATGCTGTGGGCATAATCTCAGCCTATATCGATGGAGACAGTGCATCGGAAGCGACTGATGAGCTCAATTTCGAAAATATAACGGAAGACGCAACGACATTTGATCATGGAAATATTGGCTATTATATGTACACTGTCGAAGACGGTAAGCTGATGTTGTTTATCAGTAAATAATCTGTATATATTACCATTTAGAATGAAATTAATATTACGGGATGTGATTTTATGCCCACCGAAAATACCCCAAAGAAGTGTTTCATTATAACCCCTATAGGCAGTGATAAATCTGATATTAGAAGGCATGCTGAAGGTGTAATTAATGAAGTTCTAAGACCAATATTAGAAAACGATCCGTATAATTTCATAGTTATCTATCCAAAGGAAGTCAGCACTTCAGGTTCGATAACTAGACAGGTTATTAAGGATATCTACGAGTCTGATCTAGTTATAGCAAATCTGACTAGCTTAAATCCGAATGTAATGTACGAATTGTCATTTAGGCATGCCTGCGCAAAGCCTATTATCCATATCTGTGAACGTGGAACTGATCTCCCTTTTGATATAAAAGACCACCGGACAATTTTCTATGATAATGATATGACTGGTGCACTAGAGTTAAAAAGTGACCTTATAAGAATGTTGAATTGTATTGACGATTATTCACAAGACAACAATAATCCGATATATAACAGCCTTTTCAACATTTCAATAGATAAGTTAATTAATCTGCCAGAGGTAGCTTCGCAAGATAAAGCCATATTAAAACTCCTTAATGATATATCTCAGGACATTTCGTTATTAAAAATTAAGAATTCTAATAGTTCAAAAAGAATAGCTGTGCCAGACTCTTACAAATTTAGTAATTCCTACTGTGTCACTTGTTCAATACCCAATGATATGAAAAAAGATATTGACGATCTCGTAGGTAAAATGCATAGTGAAATCTGCTTAGAACTGGAAAGACGAAACATTTCGATCCAGGATTTAAACTCTGGTTTGGATGGTAATATTCTAAGTTTTACATTTATAGTTGTTTCAGGTGATATACCAAGATTAAGTTTTTTAGGTTCCATTTTTCAACCCGTTATAGACGAAAATGGTTTATCACTAATTGGTGTCCAACGTTCATAATATTTATTCGATATAGTAAACATTTGTATATTACCCAAAATCATTAGTAAGGTATCATTATGTCAGAAAAATTTGTAGCAATATACGCCCGGCAATCAGTCGACAAAAAAGACAGCATTTCTATTGAAAGCCAGATCGACCTTTGCCGCGCCGAAGCCTCGGGCGAATATCAGGTCTACGAGGATAAGGGATTCAGCGGTAAAAACACAAAACGCCCGGCTTTCGAACGGCTCATGAAGGCCGTCGAAGCCGGGCATGTTTCGAAGCTTGTGTGTTACCGCCTGGACCGGATATCCCGCTCCATCTCCGACTTCGGACGGATATGGGAAATGCTGAGCCGGAACAGCGTTGAATTCGTCAGTGTCAATGAGAAATTCGATACCAGTACCCCGGTCGGCCGCGCTATGCTGTACATCATCATGGTGTTCGCCCAGCTGGAGCGTGAGACGATCGCAGAGCGCATTAAAGACAATTATTATCAGCGCGTCAAAAAAGGCGCCTGGCCTGGAGGTCCTGCGCCGTACGGCTTCCAAATATCCAGCAAACGTGTCGCCGGCTCGAAAACGCTGGAACCGACCGCTGAGATCGATGTTGTTAAACGTATATTTGACTTGTATGCCGTCAGCGGCAGCTCTCTCGGGAAAGTCGCTAAACTGCTTACCCAAGAAAACATTCCATGTGCAAAACGCCGCAGTTGGGACTCCATATCTGTGTTCAGAGTCCTCCGGAGCCCGGTTTATGTAAAGGCCAACGTCGATGTCTATATCTACTATAAAAACAAGGGCATGATAATTTTTAACGAACCAGAAGAATTCGTTGGTCAATATGCAGGGCTGATCATCGGGAAGCGCCCGGCCAACGAAAGGAAATTTGTGGATGTTTCTGACCACCTCTTTGTGCTATCCAATCATACCGGCATTATCGAGCCGTCTCAGTTCCTGACATGTCAGTATAAGCTAGATGGCAACAAACAACTTAAAAACACCGGTAAGGGGAAACTCACCTGGCTGTCCGGGTTGCTTCACTGCGCAGAATGCGGCTACAGTATGAGGGTACTTAAAGACCGAGATTCCGGAAAACTGCGGCTTTATTGCAACGGCCATACACATTATTACATCTGCGACGTCCGGCATACGGAAACCGTTGAAAAGATTGAATCGGATGTTGAGCAGCATATTATACAGTATATTATCGAATCACAAACGCAAAGTACAGACGATAAAAACACCGAAAGCGTGGACCTAAACGCCATCAAATTAGAGCTACTCCAAATCGATGAAAAAATCTCAAACCTGGTTAAGGCTTTATCAGAAGGCTCCGCAGTAACAATGAAGTATATAAACTCAGAGATCGAACGCCTTGAATCGGAAAAGCTAAGGGTCGTCGGTAAGCTGTCCGAACTGTCTGTCAGTAATAATACGCACGCCCCGCTCTGGATTGATTTTCCTAGCCTTAGTTTTGAAGATAAAAAGGCAGTCGCCGCGATGTTCATAAAGACCATAAAATGCTCCCCAGACGACATGGTGGTCATTAGAAAATAA